ACAGCAACTTTAGAAAATGGTCAAGATTTAACTAATTTATTGAAGAGTGGTGCTAATTATCAAGATATAAAATTAGGTAATCATTATTATAGTATTAGTGCTATTAGTGCAGTTAGTTCTAATACTCAAACCTTAACAATTAGTCATTTTGGTAGTAGTATTAGTGGTAGAAGTAGCGGAGGGTTACAAGAAAGTTATACAAGTCAAAATGCTTTTAGGCCAAGATGGTCTACAATTACTCAAAATTTAATAGTTGATTTTGAATTAGATAGCAGAATTTCTGATTTAGAAATTTTCTTAACTCAAGGAACTTTAGCGGGAACAAGATTGCCTTTTGCCACAGTAGATACTAATAATAAATTTACTACAATAACATATGAGACAGGTAGATTTAACTCAGTAGTTAGTAGTCAGCATATTTTAGATTTTTATGTTGGTAATTACATTATAGATAAAAAGGTCTTTGAAGGTATAGTAGAAGTAATTATAGAAGAATCAATACAAGGCATTCCATCATTTAAAGTAATAGGAAGAAATAAAGTTAGAGAATTGTTAGGGCCTATAATTAATAGAAACTATACTCATTCAGAAGATATGGTTTATTCTACTTATGGGCCTATTGCTTATTCGGCCGCAGTTTCAAATGGTTCTGCAAACATACAATCTTCTGGTGCAGTAGCGATTAATGCTACTAGTATTACATTAAATCATCATGACGGTGATTCCGCTGGAACACAAGCAATATATGTTGGACAATTAATTTTTAATTCTGATAAGCATTTTGTCGGTGAAGTATCATCATTTAATGATGGAACAAATGTAATTACATTAAAAGATGGTGCTATGACTTCTCTTGCCTCAAGTGAAGTTTTACATCTCACTTCATATCCGATATTATCTTTTTCAAAAGCACTAGAATCTAATTATACTAAAACTAATAGTGCTAAATCATTGGATGGTAGTGCGAATAAAGGTTTAATTTTTACTTCTGGAAAAGATTTAGTTGAAGGCACACCTTTAATCGGTTCTTCACTAAATACAGATAAGAATGCTAGAGGTTTTAATGTTTTCAGTCCTGATAATATAGATAAGGATAATAATTTTTATTGTGCCTTGACTGGGCTAAACCATTCAAATTACTATAAAAAATATTCTCAATCTAAAATTGTAAATTCTATAATGAGTTATGATGTAATTGATATTGACCAAAAAGATAATAAAAGTGTTATTGAGTTGGCAGCAATTAACCCATCTATTTTGGGGCGTATTGATTTGAATAGAGAAAATGCGACTTTAGAAACATTATCTGATACTGGTTGGGAGTTTTCTGCAAACGTAACTTCAACAAACTTTACAGTTGAAGCGGGAACTTGGGCCAATTTACCATTTGATTTTGATACATATCAAGATGAATATATTTATGAATCTAATGGGACTTTAATTGGTAAAATTTTATGGAAGAGAGCAAAAAGAAATAATTCTGGTATTAGTTATAACATTTCTTTAGATAGAACTTATTCAGCAACAGATGGAACTAAAATATATGCTGTCTCATCTTATAAAAATAAACAATTTTTTCCTCTAAATACTCAAGGTTTGGGTGTTGGTGGTGTAGTTCAATTAGTAAACCCACAATTTTCTAATACAAGACCCATAGGTTTTAGAGACATTACTAGTGAAACTTTTCATGGAAGAAATTTATACAGGTATTTAGATTTACATATTTCTGATAGCCCTGCTTTATCGGGTAGAAATTTAATTTCTATTTCTACTGAAAGAATAGAAAGTATTATGCATACACCAACAGAATTAGGTGCTAGTGCTTCATCTTATTCATATTATCCCGGTTCAGCATTTACACCTAGTATAATTTCTGATAGCGATTTAGGTGTAGCAACAAGAAATGTTTTTCATGGAGAAGTAAAAAATTCTCCTTTAGTTGGTTCTAATTTTGCAGATGCTAAATATTTTCAATCTGCTACTTCAACAATACCTAGACATAATTTTAAACTTGATACTAATTTTACTAAAATGTCTTCTTTACCTAAATCAACAATTGATAGTGAAATTGATTGGGGTAGAGGTAATTTAGGTAGACAAGACCAACATAGTGAAGAAAATCAAGGAAGATTAAATGCAATTAATCGCGCTAAAGAATATCTTGAACATATTCATAAGAGTGCAGAAAAATATTTTGTATTTTCTCCTGCTGACATTTATCCTGATTCAAAACAAAGAGAAACTTCTATTCTAAATGGTAGCAAATCATTTATTGATTATAATATTATGTTATCATCAAACCCAATTACCGAAAGTAGTAGCATAACTTATGAGGATATTACTGGCAGTTTGCCCCGTTCAAACAAAACAGATGAAAGTTTTGAAACGTTAAGTATATCTGAATCTTCAATAGAACCATCTGAAATACAAAGATTTGGTGTTATGCGTCTTACTGAAATGTGTTTTGATTGGCATTTTAATCCAGTAGACCCAGAAAATATAGTCAAAAAGAAAACTACTATTCCTAATTTTGTTTATTCTACACATACTATTGTTAATCGTTCATCAATTAAAGCAACTGTTACTGGAATCGACTATACTGCTAATAGTAATGCTGAATGCCAAATTACTGCTAGTGGACATGGTTTTAGCACATCAGGTGGAGAATTTGCTTTTTATGAAGATGGTAATATGGTTGGTAAAACACATTCAGATACTACATCAAGTGTTTTAGTTTTCAAATATTCTGAGAATACAAATGGTATTGGTTCTGATAAAAGTGGAAACTTTCCTACAAGTGCTAGTGGGGGAACTAAATTATATTTAAGAAAAACAGCATATTTAACTGGTTCTGAAACTGTTGATACAATTGTTATGGGTTCTGGTGAAGAAGATACTTTAATTAATATTTCTGGTTTTACTAATTCTAGTGGTGCAGTAGATTTAACAGAAGATGATAATAATGAAGGATTTAATATGTATAAAGGTGCAATATTTAGAAGTGAATCTACCGTAGCAAATCACAAATTGGATGATAAAAATTATTCAAGCAAACAATTGGCCAGTCAATCTTTACTATTACCTTTCTTTTTACAACAAAAAACAGTGGGGAGTTATACTAATACTAATGGTTTAATTGTTCAAAGACCTAATTTTTTAATTGCTGACATTACTTCCGGTCTTTTTGCTGATGAATCAGATAGACCTCATGGTAAAAGAGAAACAATTAACGTTCAAGATGTATCAACATCAGGTTCAACTAGTGATAATTTAGTGGTTACTGTTAATACTACCTATGCATTAGTGAGTGGTGTTACTAGTAGTATTACAATTACAAGTAATCCCGGAAATATTTATTCTAATGGTGATACTGTTAAAGTGTTAGGTTCAGCAATAGGTGGTAGTTCTCCAGATGGAGATATAGCATTTACTGTAAGATTTAGTGCTACTACTGGTGGTAATGGTGTATTAGATAGAATACATCCTTCAAGAGTTATAGAAGCATTTCAAGTTGAATCTCAGGGCAATGATTCTAGTATTAGTGGTTTTGTAGGAAATAAAACAAGTTTACATGACAGCATTTATTATCCTTCAAGAGTAGTATTTTTTGATAAATATGCTTTAGATAGAGGAACTTCAGGAAGTTCTAATTCGCCACATACTCTAAATATTCCTTCAATTGACGGAATGTGTATGGCTGTTGCAGATGGGCCTTTAGGAGTAAAAATAGATGCTAAAACTAGCGGTGCTAGATTTTCATCTGTATTTTCTAGTTTATTTGATTCTTTTGGTGTTGGTGTAAATATTAAAGCAAGTGATTATTTAGGACTCGGAACAGAATTTTTCTTTAAACCTTTACTTCAAATTACTAAACAAAGCAGTTCATCTAATGGGGCAGTTGAGTTAATTACTAAGGGTTCAGGCGACTATGAACAAAAACATACAATTCTTAGATTTAATAATTTTTCTGATGTTAATGGTAGTGGAACAAATGACCACCCAAGTAACTATTGGTTAGATTTTGGTCCTAATTTAACAGGTTGTTATTTAGCATCTATGAATGGATATTTAACTGACTTACATGAAGTGACTTCAGCAAAATATTCTGGGAAAACTATGGATGAAGTTTCATCATATCACGTTCAACCTGAAAATTTACTTTATGTAGTTTCACACACTATTACTGGAAATTCTGATGGCATTACACATAATATAGTTGTAGATGGTGATTTAACAACTGGGGTTAGTCCTTTTATAGATTACTTTAGAATATTTAAACCATCTGAAGTTTGTTTTCATGAAAATACACCAACAGAATTAGAATTTTATACTATGAAATCTGAATATACTAAAAAACCTAGAAGTAATGAAATGTATTCTAGTATTCCTTCTTCTGATGGTTTTCAAAATTCTGTTATAGGAATCACCGGAAACGAAACACAAGGGGAAATAAAGGATTCTAAAAGAGGAATAGGAATAGGTTACAAAGATTCTGTATTATCAATGTATGTAATTACTGACCCTGATAGAATAGGGGCTGGAAGTGATTATGTTGTTAGAGATGCAAATGATTTCTTTGGTGCAAATTCATCATTCAAAGAGGGTCAATATACTTTTTACACGACAGATGGTAAAACTAAAAGAAAACAATCTTTTGAATTAGTTGCCTCAAGTGTAACAAAAAATAGTAATGGTGTTTCTTTTGGTAGAACAATAACTATACCAAAATTGACTTTTTCATCTGCATTTGAAAAACAAATAGGTATAGTGTCTTTTTCTACACCTTTTACAATTACAACTCCTAGACCTGTTTCTCTTAGGAGTGCAAAAACAGCAAAAATAGGTTGTTCTGTTAGTTTCACTTTGGAAGCAGAAGATATTATCAATGATATTTTAGAAAGAAATAATATACAATTTGATAATACAACTCCTGAATTTGAGTATTTTATTGGACCGAACTTTCAAGGAGCAGACGCTTATTCGGCTATAAACTTCTTAGCAAGATTAAAAAATAAAAGATTAGATTTTGATGGTAATAACATTTCATTAACTAAAATATTAGATAGTTCTAATTTTACTAAAGCATTTATAACAGACGAAAATCCAGATTATAAAATTACAAGCGTAACTAGAGAAAACTCATTATTTGATTATTATAACGACATTAATGTTTACGGAAGAGGGGTTAAATCTAAAGTGCGTGATATACGAGGAATCAAAAAATTTGGAACTAAAACTTTAGAAGTTACTGATGAATCCTTGACTACACAAGAAGAAGTAGATACAGAAGCAAGAAGATTACTCAAACAACATACAGAAAATAGTAAAAGAGTTACAGTAACTTTAGGAACTGATAAATTAAAATATTTAAGAGTGGGTGATGTAGTAGATTTTGAATCTAAATATAATGGAATAGTTAGAGGCGAATATTTAGTTTTAGGTATAAAATATGAAATCGGTCCTATGGAATTAGAATTAGGTGTTTTCAATGCCGGTTTACAGGCTAAACTTGCAGAGATATTGATTGATAATAAAAAATCAAGAGCATTCATTAGGGGTCAAACATTCAAAGAAAATGAAGAAACTGCTATTAATCTTGAACAATATAGAGTAAAACCAATTAAATTAATAATTACTAAAACTAGTTCTGCGGGTTCATTCACATTAGGTTTCGGTCAAACATTAAATATAGGAACCGCTACATTAGGATTCACCGGAGGAACTAGTTCTTCCACTACTACATTAAAGGAGATAAATTTATGATAACCGAAGAAACAAAAAGAAGAATGGCTATGTTTTTAAAAACATTTACAACAACCGCAAAAGTAGGTAATGGCGGTGATAGCACAAATCCATCAAGTAATGATTTAGATTCAGTAGTTTCATCTTCTTCGTCGTTTTCAACAGTATTATCGGATGAAAATGTAGTTGATTTTAATGCTACTTTTAATTCACTTAATGGTGAAACAATAAGAGAGTTTGGTATATTTGCTACATTACCTTCAAATGAGGTTCATTTTAATACCCTAAAAACAAATATGGCTTTATCAGTATCAGATACTATTTCTACGGCAGTTACAACAGATACAATTATGATTGCTAGATTCAATTTTGATGCATTAGGGCCTTTTACTGCATCAGATACAATAGATATTACTTTAGTGGCGGAGGTCGAATAATATGGTAAGTAACCCTAATCAATACAGTAAAAGTGCAACATCACCAACTGCTCAAATAGAGGATGGTGTTGATTTTCCGCATACAGGAATTATTAAAGCACTTTCTGATGGTTTAGGTCAAAACTATGCAATAAGTGGATTTGATATTACAATTGATAGTGCAACCCAAATTGACGTAGGAGCAGGTGTTATTTTTAGAGATGGTAATAAAGTTTCAATTAGTGCAGTAAATAATATGTCTTTAAGTTCTACTTATACTAATGGTTATCATTTATTAGTAGCAGATAGTTCAAATGTTCTTAGAATTAGAAATCCTACTGCTGTAAATAAAGTTCCAGAATATACGGCAGGAGATACTATTATTGCAGTTGTTACTCATAATGGAACAGCAAATGTTGGTCTTCAATATCTTACTGTAAATAAAACTGAAAATAGTTTAAGTATAGGTTATAATGATTCTGGTTATACAGAAATGAGTAAAATAACTGCTGCTTCTGGTGGAACTACCGTAGAAGTTCCTACTGCTGGTGGAGATTTTATTATTGATAATACAGATGCAGATAAAAAAATTGTAGCAAGATTAGGTAGTGATGATGCTAATACTGCTTTTGAGGTTAGAAATGATTCTGATGCTGCTAAATTAAGTGTAGATGCAACAGGCGCGACAACTATTACAGGCACAACAGATAATGATATTGCATTAACTGTTGTAAATTCTAAAAATGCAAGTAATTCTGAAACTGCAACTTTACGACTTAAATCTACTCAAGGGACTGATTCTGATTTTGAAGTAATTCACGATGCTTTTGGTCATACTACATTTACAAGTAATCAACCTGATAGTAACACTAATGCACATATAAAAATGACTAATGACCCAAAGGTTCAAATTAACCCTAATGCTATGGATATGGATTTTCAAGTAGCAGGAGATACCCAAACTAATTTAATCTATGCTGATGCAAGCACTGATAGAGTTGGTGTAGGAACAGATACTCCTTTATCTGACCTTCATGTATCAAATGCTTCAGGTGCTACATTAACTTTAGAAAGCACAGATACTACCATTGCAGCAGATGAATTAATTGGTGGTATTGATTTCTTACCTAATGATGCATCAGAAGATGGTAATGAAGTTTCAGCATTTATTAGAGCAAGGTCACATGATGCATCTCCTGATTCTTATATACAATTTGGAACATTAGCAAATGCAGGTAGTGTTGATGATAGTGTTGCTGAAAGAATGCGTATTGATAAAGATGGAAAAGTAGGAATAGGGGTTACAGCCCCAGATAATTTATTAGAAGTTCAAAATAGTGATGATACAACTAATGCAGTTGTATTCCCATTTAAACTTTCACAAATAACATCAGGAACTCCTGCTAATGGTTTAGGAGTTGGAATGCAATTTGAAGTAGAAACATCAGCAGGAAATAATGAAATTGGTGCTACAATGGAAGTAGTAACAACTGATGTTTCTTCTGGTAGTGAAGATTTTAAAATAGTTTTTAAGGCTATGGCTGCTGGAAGCGCAGCAGCAGAAATGCTGTCTTTAGATGCTAATAACATCACAACTCCTACAAATGGTAGAGTAATAGTTCCGGGTTTTGGATATAATTTTGGTGGTGCAGTTTATGTTTCTGGACCCACTAGTAGTAAAGGAAATATATCTTTTGCTAGAGTTGTTATATTAGATGTTAGAAATACCGCAAATAATTTCTTTGCTTTACCTAGTGCAGCAGGTGTTTCTAATGGTCAATTAATCACATTAAAAAATCCAACTAGTGCATCTGCTATTATTAGCCCACAATCAGGAGATGAAATAGATTTTGGAAGCACAAATAATGCTATGGTTACAAGTGCTAATGTTATAACTTTGACTAGTGCTAGTTGTATTACTTTAATGGCCTATTCAGGTTGGGATAAAAATAATTTAACAGACAGTAATGGATTAGGAGCAACTCAAAGTGGATGGTTTGTTGTTAATCAAACAGTATGATAACATGAAAACTAAAACTAAGGTTGTATATATAGCAGTAAATTTGCTTCTTTTAGTAGTTGCAGGATTTATTTTATTTACGTCTTATGGTAATTAAAATACAGGCTTCTGAGGGGGTCTGTGGGGCTGTTGAATATATCGAGGCCACCGCACCCCTACTAATTTCATACAGTGGCTTGAGCGAAGGTATAGAGCATCACATGGGTCTATTTTTCTAATGCTGATGATGATATTTTGAATTTTATTCGTCGCTTTAAATACCCTGACCGATTCCTAATAGAAATGAAATACTAACCCCTAATTATTCTGAAATTAGTATTTCAATATAGAAATACTAAAAAATGTCTATAAAAAATTCAAAAATTTTTAAACGGGCATTCCGAGAGGATTCTTTTCTGACCAAACAAAAAAGCACTCTCGACATTCCCATAATTTTATCGTTTCTGTCGAACCAACATAAATGCCTTGTATTCTCTTAGGTATCGTAGTAAGACCACAATACTTACAATCGCATTTTAAAGACATTATCTATTACCGGACTCTCTAATCAATTTATCCATATATTCATCAATACTATCTTCGGACATATTTGATGTTCCAAAGGCCGCAAAGAAAAATACTGCCATAAGCATTATGTATAATAGTAAGCCTAACCAACTCCATGCACTCATTTCCATTTCACCTCATATTGTTTTTTAATTTCTTCATCTATATCATATGCAGATACATAGCCATTCTTTTGACCAAATCTCCATAAATCATAGACGAGTTGTGTATCTTTAAGACAGTATTCTGTAACTGAATTAAAATCTCCTTGTTTCCATAAAAGGGGTGCATCTGCACTATCCATTATTTTTGAATCCCCCAATGAATGTTTTACTAAATTGTTTAATCTAATTCTTTTACCATGTCCTGAAACTAATAATGAACTTGTATCAATATATGCTTTTTTCTTCATATACTTTCTGATACAATATATATCCATTGAATCTCTTAAAACAGGTAAATCAAATGCAACAATATTATGACCCAAAAGACGACCATCATTTTCATAATGTTCATCTAAATCATATTTAAGAACTGAAAGAGGTTTAACTTCTATTCCAGTTTTAGCAAAACAATCAACGGGTTCATCAACATAAACAACACCTTTATTTCCATCCCAAGTAGCAACAGTAGATACTTGAAACATATGAGTATTATTCCAACCACCGATTTCATGAGACATATTCTTTGTCTCTATATCAATGGCTAAAACACTCATTTTATTCACCTAAATAATCTTTTAATATTTCAATAAGTTGTTCTCTACTTTTTCCTCTAAGTTTAGGAACATCCTGTAAATCTCGGACTATCAGCATTAATACATTTCTAATTTTTTTGAAAGTATCTTCATCCATTGTTTTATCACTATCTAATTCATTTAAAAATTGTTTAAGAGCAGGTTTAGCATCTTCTTTTCGTTTTTCTGATTGTTCTAATCTAAACTGTTTCATATCTTCAGGAGCGTATTTATCACCTAATTCAGATGCTTCCCTACGACTAATTTTTAATATTTGTTGCCAACTCATTTACCGTCATTTCCCCATAACTTCGCTAATTTTTCTGCTTTATCATCAACTTTTTCTTCAACAATACCATGCCTACGTTTAAGGAATGCTACAATCTTTTCACCGGCTACGGTAATCATTGTTGCTAATTCCCAACCTTCATCTCCAAAAGTATCTAAACTTTCTTGAATAACTTTAGGCCCATCTATTGCGTCAAATACAATATATTTATTTTCCCATTTCATTCTGTCACCTCTAATCTTACATAATAACTCTTGCCAATTCTTTTCTCTTCAAAGTATTTTGATGCTTCTTCATTCCACCAACGGTAAATAGTTGCTTGGCCTTTACCAGTTTCTTTCCTCAAAGTATCTAATAAAAGTTTTTTGTGAGCAAATCCTTCATCATCTTTATTCATACCATGATAAATCGTTTTAAATTTAGCAACCTGTGTTTTCTCAACAACTGACTTATGTTCTTGCTTAAGTGCTTCGTCTAGCCATGATACAAGCGACATATAAGATTGTCGCACAATTCTCGCTGCTTGAAGCGCATTTCGTGGTTTAACAACCCATTTTGCTTTTTCATCATTTATACTAGGTGCTTCTGCAATACAATTTAGAGCAGATAATCTAAACATCATAACTAACAATCTAGAAATAAAACTCTTAGCCGCGTGTTTAACTTCTGGTCTAGCATTATGAATAAACTCTTCCATTTGATAATATTGTTGTAATATAACTTCTCTCACTTCATTTGGATATTCTAAAGTTTGTAGTGGGTCTTCATTTACTTGATTAAATCTTTCTAACACTTCTGTATAAATAGAAGTAAATGCTACGGCATACTTTTCAACAGGTGTTGCTCTATCGCTAATAACACCCATTGACCTAATAACCATTTCACGCATTTCTCTAATTTCTTTTTCATCCACTTCTCTAACGAATATTAACATTCTTTGTAATACTCCCTTTTCTGCAATTAGAGTAGAGAGATTATGCGGAATATAAGAAGTAGCATAAGAACTTCTTCTACATTCACAAACTAAAGTAGAATCTGAATGAGTAAGTTTCTTTTTTATTTGCCAGTTTTGTCCATGTAAACTATTCATAAAAGTATTCAAATAAACAATTACATTTTGTTTATGTTGTGATTGGCTAAATACTCCTGAATATTCAAACTCATCCCAATAAGCCAAACCTTGCCCATGTAATGCACCATTAACTTGTTCCATTCTCTTTTCTCTACGAAGGTTACCTTCATCATTTGTTTCTTCTATTTCTACTGGTTTAAAAGAACCAATAAGTGTTCCATCAGTATAGTCATCTAAATCAAATATATCATATTTCTTACCTTGAGTTTCTTCCATAATCTCATAAAGCCTTTTAACAACTGGGCCTACAAAGTTATACATTTCTGATTTACCTGAGCCTGAAGTTTGAAGCCAAAGAACATGTATTCTACAATCTTCAATACTTCTACCAACTGGTAATGCTACCATATCTTTTACTATATCACCTAGAATATTATAGAATAACATTGTAGCAGGAACAGGATTCTTCTTAGAAACTTCTGTTGCTGATTTAACCCAATCTTCTACAATTGCAGGTAATTTACTTTCTTCTGCTGGTTTATCTTCATAAACTTCTTCATAATAATATAGTTCATCATCATCATATTCTTCACTCATATTCTCACCCTCTCTTCTGTATTTAATGCTTTAATTATTCTTTCTGCTACTGTATTACCAAATTTAGGTAAACTAGCAATTTCTTCTGTTGTTGCTTCACCAATTTCCATTATAGAACCAAATGTTTCTAATAATAGTTTTGCCTTTGCAGGACTTACTCCTTTAATAGTTGAGAGTATATCTATTCTCATATCAGTAGATGTTAGAGTTTTAATTATTTTTGGTGATTTAATTACTCTTTCTACCTTACTCATTTTACAAATACTAGTTATTATTCTTGCTGCTTCTTCTACATTAGGAACCCAAAAAGGTTTTACATCGTAATCTAAAACCATAGCACCCATAGCACCATAAAATTTAGTTCTTAACATAATTTGTCTATTTCTTTCTGGCATTTTACTAAATGAATGTTGAGTATAACTCAAGGCATCTCGCATTTCACCATAAATAATAACTACATTATTTTGATAATTTCTATCCATATTATCTATTTGATTCCATATTCTTCCACTAATTGCAGAAGCCAAGAAATCATGTGTTGATTTTGCTTCAAAACAACACTCACCATGAACATAATCTCCTACCTTTAATCGCTCTATTTTATAGGGCATATTTAATCTAGTAGCCTCAGAAATAACATATTCCTTTAATGCTGATTTTTCACGGTCATCAATAGTAATCATATTATCCCTCTTGTTTTAGCACACTTTTTACAATAAGTAAGATTAGTTATTTCTTGTATTACTTTAGTATAAGGTGAAACTCTTTTACCACACATAATACAAATGCTCTTTGAAGGGCCTTTACCCCTTTCACCAAATTTTAATTTCTTACTCAATCTATATGGTTTTTTAAGAATCTCTTTTTTAGCACGTTCTTTATCAATTTTATCCATTGCTTTTTTCCAATCATCATCTTCATCGCTCATTTAATCACTTCCTATTCAAATATAAATTCATCTAAGGTTCTTTGTCTAATTATTCTAAATCCAAATTCTGTTAATTTTGTTTGTCTCATTCTGCATACCTCCAACATTTTCCAATACAATATCCTTGTGGGATTAATTTCGTTTTACAACCGGGAGCATTGTAACCACCGTTTACTATTCCTCTTACATATTTAAGAGTAGTGTATTTGTCCCAATCCAGCCAAACATTATCTTGTTCAGCGATTGATTCTATTTCGCCCATAATAATCTGGGTAATTTCTTTTTGTTTCTCAAAGGGTATAATACGTTCACCCATTGATAATATATCCCTATACCATTGAATAAGATATACTCTTGCTTCATGACTAGGATTTTCTACCATAATAGCATTATGAATACAGGGTAATAAAGGAATCTTTCCCACTGATTTAGGTATTTCTACTTCTACATCTGCTGCTTCTACCGTAGTAACTACTGGCCATTTAACTAATGTATTGCCAATATTATTTTTAATACCTCTAGGAGATAAAGCATCATAAAGAATAGCACCTAAATCTCTATTCATATCAGACATAACTAAAGGAATACAATAAAATGGAACGGGGTTTTCATCATTACCTAATTTAGAATCACTACTTAAATTCATAGTATTAGGAATCCTTCTTAATCTATTAGTTTGTATTCCACTACTATCTAAAGTTGGGTGTTCATCGTGATTATTATTCTTTCTATAATCAATCAAGTGATTAACTAACTCCTGATAAAAAGATTGAATCTGTCTAATATCATTTGCTACTTCACCGTAAACAAACATATGAAAACCTTTTCCACTAAAAAACATTTTAAATACATAATCATTCTCATAAAAATATCTAGCAGTTTCTTTAACGTCTAGAAACGATTCTTCTAATGGCCTATCATGTGAATCAAAATCTAAAAATGCTCTGTCTAAAATAACAGAACTATCTACTTTAGAATTAATATGAAACTTATCAAAATCATAAACACTAGTATAGCAATTCATTCTAGTGTTATACATCTTGACCCAATTAACATATTCATCCTTTGAACGCACAATTAATCTTTTAAATTGTGGTGCATTTTTAATATGACTACCTGCCCATACTTCTCTCGGAAACTTCATCATTATCCCAACTATTCATACTTGAATTAATATTATTTATTTTGCTTAGGTTTTTCATCAGTATCACTCTCCTTTGGGAATGTGATTACTGCATTCTGCAAATGGTTCTTAATACCTTCGGCTACTATCGCCTTAATTTGGTATTTTACTTGTTTTATGAAAATCCTACTAAACTCTTCACCATCTGCATTATTTACTATGGTGTCCCATACTAAATCTAACTTGTCTTTTGGCTTCATTGTTTCATATATTGAATCAGAAATGTTAGTTACAGTTCTTTCAATATCTTGAATCTCCGCAAAAGTCCAAGTTTTCTCTGTTAAATATTCATTTATCTTATTATCTATTAAAGCCAATTATCAGTCACCCCTTCACATATACCAAAATATGAACAATACTGTCCACATGTAGGTGCATAAAATTTAGTGGCAAATAAACCACTTTCATATGCATTAATTAATTTAGCAATAGAATCCCATACTGCTGTTGTGCTACGTTTTTTACAAGGTTCAACCGTTAAATGATTTGAAGCAGGATAATACCATGCCCAATACTTGAAATCAATATTCGGGTCTAGACCCTTAGAAATCAATTCTTCATCAGTGGCAGATTCATATAATAATTTGTAATATGCCATTTCTTTACGCATATCAGTTCTTTTACTATCTTTCCAACCACCTGTTTTTAATTCCATTGGCATATAAAAAGAACCCTCTTTGAATACTCTATCAATAATACCTTGTAAATGAACTGTGTAATCTCGCAATAAAGGATATTTCTTAGATACATTTCTAGGAACTACAATTTCTGCATCTAATACAACTTCATTACCGACGGGTAAAAAGGTATCTAACGTATCTTGTTCTTTAGATTCTAAAAACCGTTGTGTTTCAAATGCTGCCATTACTTCATACATGTCATGATATTCATCAATAGGATGAAGAGTAGTGCAATACATCAATAACTCATCAGGTGTTTTTTCTTTTGCTTCTTCTACATCAAACTTCTTAAAGAAATCTTCACGGCTATTATGAATAATACTACCCTTAATCATAACTTCTGTTTGGTCTTGAGGCAATCTTTGAATATAATTATATTCATATTTCTTAGGACACCAATTGTATGTTCCTAATGAAGATTTAGTAATCTTAAGTATTGGTTTAGATTCATCATCTGCCCAATCACTATTCCATTGATATGTATATTCTTTCATTTCATTCATCTGTTCTCCACTCCTTTATTGTTTCTAATAACATCTTAAAAAATCCATCATCTCTTCTTTGTTTAATAGATAATTCAAGAATTGTTTTTTCTAATTCATCAATCCTAACATTGTGTTTAGTTTCAATGCTATTCAATCTTTCTTCCAATTCACTTATTCTCTTTATTATTTTATCATCTTTTCTTCCAAACATTAAAACCACTCATCCAAACTTCTTTGTTTATCGTCTAATTTAATTTGAGTAACGTCCCATTCCATTGCCCTAAATATAGGTTCTGACTTCTTAACTACTGATTCAGCATAATGCGACCAATCAGGTTCATATTCTGGCATTTCATCCATTGTTTTAAAAGCAATATATTTTGCTTCTCTGGGTAATCCATTCAAAGGATTTGTAAATACAATATTAGAATTCCTTATTTTGAGATAAAGAAATGAGTCAGTAATCTTATTATTAACGTTAATAATATCATGTATTACAGCACCTTCTGTTGCACTTCCTAATGAAAGCCTTTTACCTTCCAATGTAGTCCAATAACTACTATTACATTCGGGGCATCTCAATGATGAACCACTGTTTTGTAAATCAGATAATTTGATTGCTTCATCATAACTAATAGTTTTTTTACATTTTTTAGTATTCCAACCATTAGCAATATTACCATTACATTTCATTGTAAATCTTTCTGGTCTATATCTAGTTCTCATAGTAATATCTTTAAGGTCAATATTACCCTTTAGAACATCATTGTAAATAGAACGACAATAAGATACAATTTCTGTTTTAGGTTTATTTTCTACCCACATTCTCAATACATCTAATTGAGTTCTTTTTGCTAGGGGAGTAATAGATACTCTTTTAGCAGTAAATCCAGTCATGATAAATTCTGGTTCTTTTAACCAATTACCATCCTTCCAAGAAATTAATCCAGCATTTCTATTCTTAGTAGTGCCAACACCCAATGTTTGATAATACTTTTCAAACTCTAAAGATACTGGGTGTTCCTTTAAACCTAAGACATTAGGAAATTTAGTTTTAACATGTTCGTTAATTTCTTCTACAATTTCTTGTGCTTGTTCTACGGAATCAATCTTTACATAAATAGAATCAGTATGCCCGTAAACTACATCCATATTTATTCCTCTTCTTTCTTTTCTTCAACTTCTTGCATTTGTAATGCTTCAACAAATATCTTTACCTTTTCTATACTTTCATCTGAATTTATATAATCTTCAAATGCAGTAAGAAACGGTGTATTGATAGGTATTACTGCACTATTAAAAATAATTGCGCCAAACGCATATCTAATTTCAGTATGACCACATTCCGAGCAAAATGCTCTTTCATCATATGGTGGTTGTGTATTCGATTCAAGTATCATTGTTTCATTATCACATCTCATGCATTTAGTATATTGTGTTATTCTTTCCATTTTAATTCATCTCCTTTATAAAAACTTTTTTTCCTTCTTTTCTAATTACATAATTATCTTTCATGAATTCACGCCAGTATCTATATATAGTTGCTATTCCTTTATTATTTATCTCAACCATTTTATCAATAAAATGTTGTTTTTCACACCACCCATCATTATTTGGCAAATCAGATAAAGAGGGAATTATACATCCTGCTTTATCGGTTACTGAAGTATTTTTCTTATATTTCTTTACAATATCAATTAATTTTGCTGGTGTTATTTGATAAGTAATACATATTCCCCTTAAAACATTTAACTGTGATATATTATCGTAAGAGAAGATTCTAACAACATCATCTACATCTTCTTTGTCTATATTATACCATTCTCCTTTTATGTTACGGTCCTTAAACATATCATGTATTGTATGCTCCATATCAGCAGAATGTTTACAAAGAATAACTCCCATTAGTTCAATACCAAATGGACTCCCAACTTCAAAATCCTTAATCCTATCGTCGGGATTATTCTTTGAAGTATGTCCTATTTTAATAGGATTAGTTCCTTTATGTCTAATAAAATATACACAACCCATTTATTCCATCTCCTTTGCTTTAAATGCTGCTTCTCTTATTGCTTCTCTAGCACTAGCAGTTATTGATGCAGCAATATCAACATCTGCCCAACCAAACCCTTGAAAAGCAGTAACTCCATAAAATGAAGCCATTAATCTTTTCACAGCCATTTGATTGTTATTCCATTTAGCGTATTCTGCTTTGTCTTCTTTAACATAAGCCTCTTTCATTCTACGCTTATAATCATTCCGTAATTCTTTCAATTCTAGAACTGCGGAAGGTAATAATCCTAATTTATCTGTTTTGTAAAATAACATTGATTTATGTTTACATTCTGAGAAATCTCTAGGTGTAAGTATATTAACACCAAATTCAGTAGGATTTACACTCTTTGTTTCCCAACTAATGTTTCTTGCTACCATCATAGAAGGATATAGACCTGCAAAATCAAATGCAGCCACATTAAAATGTAATCCATTAGTTCCTTCAGAAAGAGGGTCATAAATCATAGCCCCTTCATATTCAACACGATTTTCTACCTTCTTTCCAGTTGGTGCTTTCCATGTAGCATTTCTCATAAAATAAATACTTCCCATATTACTAGCATAAAAACATGCGTCAAAAGGTGCTTTTAGTAATCGTTGTAATGATAAAATTGCTTCAGAAGTATAATTTTCTTCATCAATCCTTACCATCAATTCAACATCTTTCTTTGCATAATCTAGATAAGTTTCTGTATCTTCTAACCAAGCCCTCAAAAAAAACTCATTTTTATCTGGGAACTTTTCAGACACTAATTTCTTTTCACCTAAAACTTCAGTAGAAATATAATCTAATGAAAGAGAAGGTAGAGTTCCTCTTTGAGCATCATTCCATTGTCTTTCAAAAGCCAAATCTAAATTTAAAGTAATACGACCACGAATAGGTTGTTGAATAGGTCCGTAATTATTTACTGCTTTACCAATAGTAAACTTACTATTTCTAAATCCAACACCTTTAACTTCATGATAAGGGGATAATATTCTAGGGTCAATACTATTATGTGCCATTCTTTCTATTAATTTAGGTAAATCGAACTTAAGACCAAACCATGCAATAAGCATATCAGGGTCAGCCTTCATCATATCACCAGCAAAAGCCAATAAAAGTTCTTGTTCAGTATTAAAAACTCTAATACTCTCACTAAACTCTACAAGACGTTCTTCTGGAAACCAAACATAAGTAGTATATTTTTCTGTATAATTATCATACATTACAATTGTAGTAATTGCATCTCCATGCTCATGTTCTGATGGCAACCATTCCATATCCCAATACCATTTCTTTAGTTTATATTCTGGCATATCGTGTAATTTATCAACACAATATCTATAATGAAATTTAACATCTGCTTCATAAGTATCTTCCCATTTTGATTTAGCAGTTTTCATATCATATGATTTTTCTACTATAACCTTCTTTAAAGATTGACCATTAAGATTAACCCAATCACCATGTTCATATTGATAATCAACTGCAACTTTAGTTCTTCCCTGCTTAATAGCATAATAAGGATATTCCATCTCATCTGATTTAATAAAGAAGTAAGGTCTAAAGTCAGAAACATCTTCTGATTTTCTATTACCTTCTCCATCTCTCCATCTAAGACGAATAATATTTTCACTATCAGTATAACAAACTATCATATTAATTCCCCATATAAGGCGCACGAATAATAGAACACTTTCCATCATCGAACAAAATTGGACATTCATCCTTCAAATACATCATAAAAATACCATCATAAAAATTATGAAATGGTAATACAACTTCTACTGTTGCCTCTTCACCATAAGCAGCCCATAGTTTTTCACCAAACTCAAGGACTTCTGAATATGATTCATTTAATTTAGAAGATGATATAGTCAATGACTCACCATCAAAATCTAATTTAAATACACCAGAACCAACACTTTCAACTGCTTTCATTGTCTCTTGAATATTTGCAGAATTTAAACCAATACCGGCTTCGTATTCTACTTTACCCCATGCAGGTAAATATTCAGGATTACCAAACTCAATATCCTTAATTCTATTTTCATGCTTTGTAATCATATCTATACTAGGATGAACAACAACAACTGGCAAACTTACATTAGCATTACCAGAATTAATCTTAATATGGTCTGTTTTAGTAAAGGTAATACTACCCTTAATATTCTTCAAATACTTAATCATTCTAGATATTTCTACTGTGCATTGGCCGGATTCATTAGCATCTACTTCTAACTTTACTCTTACTGCCGTTGTATTATCTGAATTTTGTAATGTTAATTCATTACCAATTGTTTTCATATAACAGTAATCACCAATAGATTTAGATTTTAATCCATCACCATATTTGTATTTACCTTTTAATGTTGTTGATTCTATTGCATCCATAAGTTCTTTTGCATCACAATTAAATTTCATCTATTATCACCATCACCTTTCAGTGTATTATTTTCCATTCTTTTCTGAATTTTTTCTATGTTTATTTTAGCCACGTAATCTAAATTAACATTTAGTTCTTTTGCTAAATTAGCAAGATACCATAATACATCACCTAACTCACGAACTAACGCTTCTTTGTAATGTAATGGATATGTATTTTGTAAAGAACCAGAATCTCTTATATGTTTCTTTATCTTCTCAGCGACTTCACCGGATTCACCACATAAACCTAAAGTAAGATACAGAAGGCTATTATCAGTGGGAAATATAGCAGTTTTACACGCAGCCTCTTGATATTGATTTAAATCCATTATATCTTGCCTTCTTGTAATTCAGTTATTCCATTCCACTTGATATTAGGTGGAGAACCTTCTCTTACAGTCCATACTTTACCAACTAAATTACCATTGGTTCTACTACCAACTAATTCTGCTTGATATAATATTTGACCCTTAAGTTTCTTTCTATAACAATGTATTTCTTGTTCTAGTTTTCCACCCCAATCTTTCCATGCAGGTTGAACACCAACGGGTGCATTATCTACATATCTTTCCATTTCGTGAGTAATATAAATTACATCACAATCTAGATTATAAATCGCTTCTAACAAATGATAGAATGTTTTATTTCTAGGGCCATATTGATATGGCATCATTTTTGTTACGATTGTAGGGTTAGGATTAACTTTGTAAATACAAGAATCAAACCAAGTATCAACACCATCAATAATAAAAATAGGGTCCAATCCATCTTGAATCTCCTGTCTTACATATCTAACGAAGTCATGTGAATTATCTTCGCTTTTAGTAATATCAATTTGATTATCTGCATTCATAACAATAGGACAAAATATCTGTATTCTATCTGTTGCATCGTGGCATTCGCGCCATGTAGATTCAACACCTCTATCCCAATCTAAAACCCTAATAGGTCTTTCAGGAAAATCTAATGCTATTCCAGTTTTACCGGTCTTTGGTTCTCCCCAAATACCTAATACAAGTCGAGAAGTTTTCTTCTCTTGTTGTTGCTTTAACAACTCTTTAAAACTCGCATTAAAACGTTTTTGCCTAGCATCGAAAGTAACTTTCTTTGCTTCGGCTATAACATTTGTATCTACTGCTGTATCATTATCCTTTTTAGTCGTCCAACTCATTATAATCACCATCTTTAATTGCATTCCATTTATCAATAATTTCATCAACTTCTTCTTTTTCTTCTACTTTAACTCTACATTCTTTACCAGAAGGTAAATGAAATTTAATAAACCAACGGCCATCATCATGATTATGTGACCAAGTAATAAATTCCACCTCCTTTAAGTCGAAGATAAAATTATCTTTCTTAATAATTGTAGTCATTTACTCACCTTAAACGCTAAACCAATCAGTATCTTCTTCAATATCTTGTGGAACATCAAAAGATACAGAACCACGACGCTCTAAAACATATAATCCTGAAACATTAATACTTACTGGCCTTAACATTCCATTTTCATCAGTTCCTTGAGAAGTTCTTCCAACTAGTAATACTTGAGAACCAATACCAAAATCAATATTCATTTCAGATGGAACCCAACAAGTAGTGCTTCCCCAAGAATCTCCTTCATAATCAAAGTCAGAATTTAAGTCAGTAATAGATAGAATTCTATTACCATTAGAAGTAGCCCTCATATTAATATTAACTACACTACCATCGGTAATAACATATCGTTCTCCCCAATCCTTCATCTGATTTTGTTGATGAATACGTTCTAATTCCATTAGAGTAACAACCTTATCAGAATTAGTTTCTGCTAGAATACTAACAAAGTTCTGAGAAGAAACATCAACATACATTTCATCAGAAGTATCTAAATCTGTATTAAACTTCAAACTATTAAATGTCCCATCTGTAAATCCATTAAGACGCTGATTATCATTTGGTATAGCATCAAAATGAACCCAATTAAATGTTCCTGCATTAAAGTTCTTACAGGCTTCATTACGGTATGAAAAGTTCCAAACCATAACATCACCACTATCTACTCTTCCTACAAAAATACCATACCTACGCCAATTAAATTCTGGCAATGGGGTTCCATATGACGGATTTTTATCCATTGAATTATACTTTGTCTTATTATTATCCAAAGCAATTAGATAAACTCCATCTTCTACTTCTACGTTACCAGAAGGCATAGTATTCTTACTAATCTGTTGTTCTTCACCATCATGGTATCTAGTAATATTAAACTTACCATCTGCCAATTCTTCTGCAATAGCAATCTTTCCACTACTTAATGTAGCATTTGCATCTCGACGGTATTCTGCCAAAAGACGGTTTCTAAGGTTTTCATTAATGTTTCTTGCTTCATCTATACTGATAAAGAAACCAAAACATTTCTTTACAAGAGAACCTGTATTTCCCTTTCTTTCTGTCGTCTTTGATGTTTTTGCGCTCATAAAGTATTGTCGCCAAAGGCTTACTGCCAGTGTTTCATCATTTGGTAGAGTTAAGTTATTATCTTTTACGATAGTCATAAACTTCTCCATACCTTCTTCTTCATTCATTCCTAAAAGACCTGCGGCCTTTCTCACTTGTTCTTTTATATTTTCATTCATGTCCATTTTATCACATTCCTGTTTTCTTTTTTCTTTTTGCTTTCATACTGCCTTCCACAAAATTCGCATATAAATACGACATTAAGTGGTTTTTCCTCCACATGGAGGATAGTCATTGGCTTATTACAGCACTTCAGCCAATCACCTTCTTTTCTTGTTGTTGTTGCTGTTGTTGTATTACAACAGCGTTTTTCATAATCTCTTGTAGTTGTTTTAAATCTTCTATTGTTTGGGGTAATCCTTGCTCCCAATCTTCATGGTTTCTGAAAACCTTTTGATACCATTTTTTATCTATTTCTTCCATTGATTCAATTATAGATAGATAAGTAATACACTTTCTAATAAGTTCTTTATCCATTTAATCACCTCATTTGTCCTATCATCCATGATGCTAAAACTCTTGGAGTCATATTATTTGCTCTCCATTCAGATTCTCCAATAACTCTCAATAGTTTATATTTCTTTGGTGCTTCCATTTCAGCAGTTATAATACAATCGTGTAAATCACCACAAATATTTTTAATATTTCTACCTTCATAGATTAAATCATGTAACATATCTAATGCACTATCCAAATCAGAATCAACAATCTTATTCAAAATCTCTCTAGGTTTTTCTAGAGCATTATCTATTTGTTTACTTAGAGGGGTATTTGAATGAATACTAGCCTGTAACTGGGTAATCCCTCTACGCATATCTCCCCGAAGCGTGTATATAAAACCCTCCATTTCTTTATCGTCATAAACTTTGTTTTCTTCTGTTTTAGCAATGTTACAAAGTAAGTCCTTCATTTGCATATCATTGAGAGGTTTAAAGTGGTAGTTAGCACACCTAGATTGTAATGGGAATATAATCTTACTTCTATCATTACATGTAATAAAGAACCTAATATTTTCACTGTATCTTTCCATGATTCTTTTCAATGCATTTTGGGCATCATTAGTCATTCCATCCATTTCATCCAAAAGAATAATCTTAAACGGAACATCACCATACTTACCAGTTTGTGCGATTTCTTTAATATTTGTTCTAACTATTTCTAATCGCCTATCATCACTAGCATTAATTTCATAAAAATTATCTTTGAAATCATCACCTAATAATTCAATAGCAAGAGCCATAGCAGCACTAGTTTTACCAGTTCCGGCTTTACCATACGCTAATACATTAGGCATATTCTTATTTTCAATCCATGTTTCTGCATCTATAACAAATTGATGTTGTCCTACAATTTGATTTATTTTTCTCGGTCTATACTTTTCTGTCCATAACATATTTATCACCATCTATTTTCCATAACGATTTACTATCACATACCTTAGATATATAAGGCAATGTAGAAATATATCTTGATACCACATAAACTGTGGGTATATTTCTTAAATTTTTAATTCCTTTGAAGGAACTTTTATATTTATCTTTATTTTCTATAAATAAAGACATTAATGTTCTTGTGGTAAATTCTTCTTCACCATTATTATCAAACCACATTTGTAGTGCAGAATTGATATATCTTTCCTGTTGGTGTCTTTTTCTTGATTTGCTTGGTTGAAAATGTTTACCACTCATTAAGTGACACCTCCGCTATTATTGGCGTAGTTTTCTTACGCCTTTTCTTTTCTCCTAGACCTAATAATCTACATTGACTATTATCTAGTTTCTTTTTTGCCCATTCCTTAAATTCTTCATCTTTAAATAATTGGCTAAGTAAATAACTTTCTTCTTTCTTTAATCCTAAACGTCTACAAATTTTAGGTATTTCACTATAACTACGACGCTTTGGAAATTGTAATCTAGTATAATGCTCACCACTATGAGTATAAGCGAGCAACGAATAGAAATAATCTGAACTCCATTTTCTTTTTACACTATGGTCTATCCATGATATTTTATTTGGATGAATATTTTCATTCAACCATGTTAGAATCTGGGTATCAGGAGGACGTTTAAGTAATAATAATTCTCTTATATCATCCCTATTTTTAGACCTAAGATATTGATTAACAATATCAAATACACTAATATCATAGTTTTTCGGTTCATCTGAATGAGGAGCCAATTCTTTGATAGAATCCTGTAATAATGTTTTAGTTCCTGCTCTTTTCTTTTTACAAGCGTTTTTAATCTTAGCAGGAATATCCTTTTCATTCATAGAAGTCAATACTACCTGCCCTTTATAATTATTTATAATACGCATAATATTATCTGTTTTAGGTTTAAAATGAACATCTTCTATTAAGAATCCAACATCTGTTGGTATAGAAAATATATCTAAGTAATCAACTTCATTAGCATAAAGAATTGTTGGACTATTCTCAAACATTTCTAATGCTTTAGTTGTTTTACCTGTGCCAGCCTTTCCTGTAATTATAATCGGTTTTTCTCTTTTAGCAACACTTAAAAAACTCAGCCTAACACTTCCTTTAATTCAAATATTCTCTCAAGGCCAGACAATTCTAAGTGCTGACCACTAGAAACAATATTAATTATTTCTAGATTTTTCTTCCATTCATTTTTGGCATCTGGTAAATCAGGTATTAATTTAGAAAGTAAATAAACATCTCTATGTCCACTTACTCTAAGAATAGGCTTAGGTCTACTCTTATGTTCTATTTCCTTGAAGGTTGATTTAATCTCATATTGAGTTAGTGTTCTTTGGAGGGCTAACAAAAAATCACCAGAAGAGGCTCTAAAATTTATTCTTAGACGCACACGATAACCAATATCAATATTATTTGCTTGGTTAATATGTATTTCACATTTCGGTAAAGAAAGTAAAATTCCTTGTAGTTGTTCTTTAGTAAACATTAAGATACAACTCCATAAAATTCTGCTTTTATTCTTAAATAATTAAACCCTTCAACTAAAGTATTAGTAACTGCTGTTTGAGTATATTCATCTAGTTTTCCCCCAACAAATAATTGAAAAGATAATCCTTCAAAAATATTAAATGTCTCCGCATCTTTTCTATTTACATCATCGAAAATATAAAATGATTCTTTTTCATTTAATATATCTTTTAAAGAATATTCTAAAATCTTAAAATCTCTTTCACCAAACGGGCCATACACCATAAAAATAAATTGAGTTACGTCTTCATAATCATTTCTTAGTGATTCAAGCCGTTTCTTCCACTTCTTCACCATTGATTACACTCTCCATATATGCATCGTAATCTTTATTGATTGCTCGTCTGTCCATATGTTCCCAATTCATTTCTATAAAAGGCCAATGTCTAGGATATATTTTTTTACTACCTTCATGTTTTGCTCTTTGTTCTGCAATATCTATTGCACTAATTAATATAGATTCTAGATTTTCATTTATTAAAAGTCGTGCTGGTCTTGAAATAGGTAAATCAACGGCATCCCGAAGTAAAGTAGGTATATTAACTTTCTTTACGGCAGGTTCTCTATGCTGTGGTTTTTCAGGAATAATCCATTCTCCATCTTCAAAGTATGGCACTAATTCAACTTTCATCTCTTTGTGTCTACCTTTATTAGTTTCTGAAATCTTTCTAAGATATGCAATACCTTCTACAATATCTGCTACTGTATAAGGGTCCATACCTATTAATGTATAATCTCCTACTTTTACCATTATATCAACTCCTTTACTCTTTCAATAGTATCAATATCTGATACTGGTTTATCATCTCTTATTGATGAAACTCTAGGGAATCTAAGCCCAATAGTTCCATCTGCATTAGTAGATATTAAATCTGATTTAACTGTCAAAACAACTCTAGGTAATGTAAACATTATACCTTTATCGTAAGATTCTATTTGCTTACGAAGTGTTCTAGTTAAACTCATTAGTTGTAAATCGGATAAACCACTTCCGACCCAACCAATACTTTGAAAATTATTGCCATCCTTTACACCAATTAAATAACTACCAAATACATCTGACCTTTTACCGTCACCATATTTGACTCCTAAAACAACAACATCTAATTCAATTAGAGGTGGTTTGTGTTTTAACCAATCATTACTTCTTTTACCCGGTGCATAAGAAGCATCAGGATTTTTAATCATAATACCTTCAAACCCTTCCGCTATTGCTTGATTATAACAGGCTTTTCTTGATTCCGGTTCTAACCATCTTGTTGCTTGATTAGGGAAATTAGAAATATAATTTAATCTTTCAGTCAAAGACATATCAATAAGAACTGTGTCTCCAACTTTCATAGCATCAAATATTACCATCTTTACAGGACACTTTTCTACTGCTTCTGTTTTATTCTTTGAATGAACTCTAGTTCCAAGAACTTTATGTGGAGCAGGGCTACCATCAGGATTAATTGGATATATTTCAGTATCTAATATAAATGATGTTTGTTCCCACTGTAATATATCTTTAACAACATCAGGATATTGGTCTGTAACTACTTTGCCCCTTCTATTGAAAATAATAACTAACTCTCTATTACGATGTATTTGGTATCTATTACCATCATACTTGTAATCTACTATACCACCCTTAAACTTCTTTTTCTTAGAAACTAGGGGTTTTGCTAACATTGGTTTGATAAACTGGCCAAAGGATAGAAGCACCGGAGGTTGTTCATCCATAATGTAATATGAAACAATTTCAGATAGGTTATGGTATGATAAATCTTTACGAATTTGCTTTAGAGGCTTTTCATATATCTTACTAAGCACCTTTTCTAGATTACCTTTTCTAAGACCATTTCTAGGATTCCGTAGCCAAAAACGAAGGAACCACTTACGTTCAACCCCACTCATGCGCGATAATGCCTCTTGAAATAGGCGGTATGAGGGACCAGAAATACTACTACAATCCATTGAAAGTAAATTATCTAGTTCACGCAATGTAATAGAAGAATCAACACTATTTTGTGAATCCAAATAGATTCCTTCTGTAAAGTCACCATAAAGAGATTCAAGGTTATCTAACTCATCATCAAATAATCCTAGTGCTTTAGCCACCCATTTCTTTGCTCTTGTTGAACCAACATTAGTAGGTTCATATTCAAGAGACATAATTTTAGTTAATAGTTCTGGGTCATCAAAAGAACTCCAACTATCTTTAATGATAGTTTCAGACCTTGAAGGTGTAGAACGCTCAACTGCTTGCATCATTCTTGAAAACGCAATTAGAGTCATTATTCCACCTTTGATAATATTTTTCTTACAACAGAATATTTTATTCCTAAACTATTTGCTATTTCTTCTACTGACTTTCCTTCTTCATATGCTATCTTTATCTGTTTAATTCTTCCCATTATAATTCCTCCAATTCTGCTATAATAGTCATCATATGTAATGCAGCATTTGTAACGTGTTCTGATGTAACTCTAGAACCTCTACCATCTTTATTATCTACTTCGCTTTCTACCCTTTTAGCAAATAGAAGTAATATTCTATCTGATAAAGTAGCAAATGTAGAAACAGCACTACTTGAATGTGAACGTTCAGAATTACTCTTCTTCAATAATTGTCTCGCTTCTCTTTTGCTCACCATCGTAAATCCTCCTTAATGCATTATATAATATTCTTCCTTCATCTATATTCATACGGACTCCTTTTTTAGTTGGTCGTCCGTTAGTAAACCAACGTATATCTAAAACTTTTAAATTCCAATATACTCCTTCTTTTATTATTAATTCTTCACTTGCGTTTCTAGCAATTCTCGCTAGTATGTTTTCTTCTTTCATTCATAACCACCTTTTTTCCATCTGTCTAACTTTTGTCTTGAAAAGAAATACATTGGGTTTTCTATTTCATCTAATCTAAATACTACCCAACATGCTCCACCGATACTACTAAACTGAACTATCTCATAATTTCCTTCACCAGTATCATGAACCCCAACTGTATTTACTTCTGGAGTTAAACCATAAGTTTTAGTTAATTCTGCTGATACTTCTTTAAGATTATCTGCTATGTATTTTATAATATGCCCTCTTTGTATAGGTATTTTAGCATCTACTTTAACATCTATTTTACCAGACATTTTACATACATGGCATTTATTTCCTTCACAAATAGGACAAGTAATAGTAGCAGGTAATGGTGCAGGAAATGTAACTGTGATTGCTCTTTTCATATCATCACCATTAATCGTTACACTTATCACAATTTCCTATTCTATACCAATGCCCACATTTATCGCATTGACTAGGTATTGCTCCACACATTATTCTAAACAACCCCTCAAATATTCAATTTGTTCTAAAGCCTCTTCATCATTAGGATTGTCTTCTAACCACTCAAGCCATATTTCTAACTTAGATTCAAGTTCTTCTTTTGTTTCACCGTATTCACCGGTCATTCTTCTTCATCTCCATGAATATAATCTACATCTTCATGTAACCAAACAAAGTGTTCATAAGGCTCTTGAAATAAAGGAGTCCAAGTTGCTATCTGATTATAACCTAATACTGTTGCTTTTTCCATAACAGGTTCAAATGTTCTTACAGTTTTAACATCAGTTCCACTAAAATAAGCACTACCAAAAGGATGAGTATGAATCCATTCTTTAATGGGTAATTTTAAACCAACGGGTGCTTGCATAAATGCAACAAAAGAAGGACTTCCTATTGAAGAGAATATATTATCATTATCGTCAATAACTACTTGCACTTCTCTATTATCTCGTTCCATAGAAGTTTTCCATATAACAGGATATAAATCTGCTACATTCTTTGTTGTCTTCTGTATTAAATTCCATATATCATTTATTTCTTGATTCCATTCCATTAGGCATTCACCACCTTATATTCAAATACTTCATTATCAATGAAGTAATTTTGTAGCCATTGAATAGCAAGACCCGCTACAACCACTTGCATATAATTTACTCCTTTAGCACTACCATCCCAGTTTTCTCCCTGACATGAGAAAGAACCTTCTTTTCCTGCTAAAAGAGTGCTTGCTAGATTTTTATCTACTTTGTAAGATATTACCGCACCATTTCTTCCTTGCGCTCTTGTATCTAACCATTTTAAATTAGCATCTTCACCAAAACCTTGACGATAAAGAAGCCTTCTTACATCTAAATTATCTGCACAACAAACAACAATATCATATCCGCTAATTTGATTAGGTGTTAGAACTTTAAATTGACTAGCATGTGTTACGTTAGAATATTCTTGACGCATAACTAAAGCCTTATTTTGTCCTACATGACCCTTCTTAAAGTTCTGATAAGTAAGATTCTTTGTTTCAACCTTATCTGGGTCAAACACTGTAATATCATACAACCCTGTTCTATTTAGTAAAGGAATTAGAAAACTACCAATTCCTCCTGCTCCTATAATCATTATTTTTCTACTCATTGTTTTTCCTCCATCCTTTTCATTAATTCTTCCCTACTTTTTTTTAAACTAAAACCCATTTTTAATACATTTGTTATATTAGCACAAAGTATTTGTTTACTGTCCTCATCTGCACCCCTAAAATATATTCTAGATGCAGTAACGAAATCATTACAATCTCTACACACTCTTTCATTTTTTCCCGTCAAAAGGGGATAAGGGTTATTGCTTTCATAATCTTTCATTTCTTCATCACATATTGCACATTTCATTTTCAAAACACTCCATTAATAAAATCATCCATACTCATAGTGAGTAAATCATCGCGCTTAATATTTAATTGAGCGCAAATTTTTTGTAAACTTTGTCTCATTGAAATTGGATGGGCTTTCAATTGTTTACCAATATTTTTCTGTGTGTATTTAAAACCACATAATAAATTACACATATACATTGTAGTTGCTACTTGAACTCTAGTAAGTGGGAAACCGTATTCTGTAAAAAAATTCTGCATTAATGGTGCAATATTAATTACGGCAGTTCCAAACTCTTCTCCACCAATAAGATTTGCTTCTCTTTCACACCAAGAAACAAAGGGAACTTGACCTAATACAGTGGTTTTTCCTAGTTTTCTTGCTAAAGTTCTTGCTACCTTTGAAACCCTGCCTTTTTCTACATCAGAATGTTTAGATATAGAATGTAAAGATACTGGCCAACCATGTTCTCTAAATACTATATAACTCAAAGCGGCTGCTCTTTCATCATTACTATAACCTTTTAATTCATGTTTATTATCTAATCTTCTAAAATAAGTTATAATATCATCTCTTATTGCTTGAGTAGATGAAGAATCACTGGTAACATAATTAGATAAAAGAACTTTTAATACGTTAAAAAATCTTACTTCTCTTTCACCATTCTTTGAGAATATAGTAGATTGAACTCTTGCTCTAGTGGTTCTAAATGCTCTCTTAAGATGTTTGGAATCAAAAGATTCACTACCGATAAGAGAACCTAATGTTCCTTTATCTGATATTTTATTTGCTTCTCCATCAGTTGAATATTTAATATGAACTGTCTCTTCAAATGGTGTTTCGACCATTACAAAACCACATTCAATACAACAATTCTGTTGTAATCTTTCATCATATTCAAATTCTCTACTATTGCATTCACTACATTTCATTCTAATCCCTCCTTACCATAATCATATTCCCAATCTAATCTATCAGGAATAACTTCATCTGCTTTACCATTTCTACCATAAACATATGGTTTAATAGTGCTAACCAATTTTAGAGTCATTTCATCATTTAATAATGCAAATGCTCTCGCAGCAAATTGGTCACCAACACTAGATGTTGTGCTTACATTATCAATACATATTCCACCTTTAGGATATAAATAACCATCAGCAAATGGTCTTCCATTTTTATCTTTATCTTTAGTAAATAAGAAAGTAGAAACTTTTTGTGTTTGTGTTTTATATGCTTCATCAGTGATAATCCAATCAGTTACTTTACCTCTAACTAACATGTAAGTTTTATCATCCTTTGATATAATTTTAATTCTATCTGGATAATCTACTAGCATTTCATCCATCAATTCTCTTGCTCTCTTTTCAACAATCTCTTGAGTTCGGTTTTGTTCTAAAAACTCAACCATTAAATTTAATTCAGTTTCTTTTGGCTCTTTACCCATTAGAATTTTCCATAATTTCTTAGGAGAACAATTCTTCCATTTCTTAGAACGCTTTGAACCTTGCCCTTTAAATGCATTAACAAATGTATCTAGGTCTTTAATAGATATATTAGCCCAGATACCATCTGAAATCTCAATAGCACATTCAGTCATAGAAATTGCTTCAACATTTAATCTTGACTCTATCCAATTTAAATCCTTTACAAACTTATAAGGCGCTCTATTTTCTATTGCATACATTACATTAGATGGAAATGAAATTGCTTTCATCGTATATTCTAACAACTCTGTTAAATCTCTAGTAAAACATGACTTGTATAAAACTCTACTAATTAATAAAATTGTTTCTGATTTATTTAATAAAGAACCCATAACATAATATGTTTTATTTCTACGCTCTACATGTAAGATAAAATTATCAATTTTAAATTGATGTATTCCATCTACTGTTCTACCACGCTTAATACCCATAAAGTTAGTTAAATTAGTGGTATCAAAATTTTCACCTTCTCTCCTAAAACGGAGTGTATGAAAATGATTTGACCATGCTGTTTCATTATTATATGTAAATGAGTAATCAAATTCACTAGAAATTCTTCTTGCTGAATCGTCAAAGGTATCAAATACTGCTTCTACGCATTCTTCCATTTTAACCCCTCATAGAATATACGCTACCTGTTCTAGTTTCATCACAGTGCTTATGAACTTCTTTCTTTATTTCAGATGGTGAAAGCAAACTACCGCCACAAATGCGGCATTTAGTTGCCATTGTTCCTCTACTTGTTTTAATGTATTCTGGGTCTTTATCAGCCATATTTTCATCTCCTATGTATTTTAATGAGCATTAGAAACCTGCTCAAGTAACTTCGCATTGAGCGAAGCCCCATATAAACAAATCGGTCAAAGATAGGTTTGTAAATTCCAATCTATCGGCTTGCTTATTTCAAAATATTCTTCTTCATTTGCTTCGATATATTCTTTCATCTCTCGCAAATTTTTTATGATGCTATGATAACTTCTGCTATCATTTACATCGTGTGTTGTTCTTATTACACTCCAAAAGGGGTGAAGAGACCCCGTTAATTTTAATTCTCTTATAGTTTTTATTTTAGTATCATTATCAATATCAATAAAATTAAGTAATTCTATTGCTTCTTTGATACTAATCATAATATCATATCTCGCAATAACCACCAGCACAAGCAATTTCGCCTTGTCTATCTGTTTCATCACTAGTTTCTACAACACTATCTAAATTAATATCTCCAAGATTAGCACACATTTCTTCATATTTTTCTTTATTAATAGTTTCAAAGGGTGCTTGAATATATGTTCCACCATCATAAGGTAAAACAGATAATCCATTATAATAATGTCTATTCATCCACATCCATGCTCCAACGCCATCCCATTCATCTTCTTTTATTGAAACTGTTGCAGAAACATTATGACTATTTAATCCATCTTTATGACCGGGATTAACCCATCTAATTGAAAATCTCTTAATGCGTTCTAGTAAAGTAAATACTTCTTCATTTCTAAGAATAGAACCTTTTGGTGCTTTCTGAGGGATAGAGATTACTGCTTGTTCAGTAGGATTAAAATATTCATCCTCGACTAAATCTGGAAAGTTATTTTGAAGATAAGAATAAATTGCTTCATTCTTACCAACTCTAATCCTACGAATATAATATTCTGAATGCCATGCGTGTATTCCACTACTAGTTCCTAATACTAGTGATGTAGTTCCAGCGGGTTTAATACAAGTTGTTCTTGCGGCAGGATTAATACCCATTGCTTCTGCTAATTCAGCATTTGTTTTCTTTACCAAATAAGACGCATGTTCTAAATCTAATAGTGATACTTTATTAGAAGCAATACCAGTCATAGAAACACCTAGTAGTGCATCCTTTTCAGTAGTTTGCTTCCATATATCTCTAAGATAGTGAAAATCAGTATAAGATGCTTGTAATGTTGCTAGATAACTCGCTGCTACTACTCGCGTATTCAAATCTTCTTGGTCTACAACATTTGAAACATTTACTTCTACTAAATTACAGAATTGGAATGGTCTTAATGCAATTTCACAACAAGGATTAGTTCCCCAATCTTTATCATTAGAAAAATATATTCCCGGTTCTCCTGAACCCGATGCTCTAATTCTTTTCCATAAATCCCAAAAGAAACTATTATCAATTCTATGCCTTAAAAGAACAGCAGAATTATTCGCTCTTCCTCTTTGGGGATTCTTTTCCCACCAATGTCCTACTTTAGCAGATAACATTTCATTATCATCTGCACTAAATAAACTAATTAATGCTGCTCTACGAATACCACCTGCTAATACTGAATCAGCAATATGACACATAATATCATGTGCTTCAATTGGTTTTATTTTATGACCATCAGGCATTTCTTGTAACATATTTTCTATTTTTACAAGACATTCTCTTAATGGTCCAGAACCCGGTGCTTTACCACCACTAGTTTTTAGTAAAGAACCTTTAGGTCTAATATCAGAATAATCAAACTGAGGTGTTGATAACCTTTTACCAGTATAACATTCTAATAAAATCTTAACTGCATCAGCCCATCCTTCAATAGAATCAGCAATTAAATATCTTCTTTGTCTATCAAAATTAGGTTTTCTAATTTCAGGAAGAGAAGTAGTGTGATGTTTTTGAACAGAAAAACCTACACCAGTTCCTCCAAGAAGCAAAAACATTCCTTCAGAAAAAGCAATAATATCATCAATAGGTAAATATGCACAATTGTATATTCTATTGGGAGAAATTTCTACTGGTTTTCCTGCAAATTGCATAGAACGCATTGAAGGTAATATCTTCTTTGTTTTTACAAATCTCTCATAGATTTCTTTAATCATAGGAACTTGTTCAGGGAATTTTTTTAAATGCATTTGCATATTTCTTTCGCAAATTTCATCCCAATTTTCTCTACGATTTTCTGAATCTAAATATTTAGAGTATTTCATATGAACTGTAATATCGCTTAATATCTTTTGGTCATTTCTCATGTTAAGCCCTCAATGTGCTTCTTACAGGTATTTCGCTAACTGTGCTAAAACAAGTTAACCAATTACCATTTCTTTTAAGAACCATCCATTCTTTATCAGAAATAAATTCCCAATCTGAATATGATTCTATTATTTGTTGTCCTAACTCCTGAATTGCATGATTAATGCATTCAAAGAGTTTATTTTGTATTTTAACAACCGTTTTTCCATCGGCTATTATAATACTTTTGTGTGTTGTTGAAGTTGCTAATTTATATCCAGCAGGATAAAAATTAGGGTCAAATAAAACATTGCCATTATTATTGGTTTTTATATCATTCAATATCCAACCATAGCCATGTTCCATTAATGCGGCTAATGCCTCTTTTGTTAAATTTTCATATACCATGCTAACGCCTCTTGTGGTTAAAAAAGGGATAAAAGGAGGGGTTAGGGATAACCCCCCCAATTAAACCAATTTAATAGTTACCGCCGACAATTGCGGGTGTTAAATCAACTGACTCAATTTGAGTCCAATCAATTTGACGTATATTTTCTCTTGAAACGATTTCTCCATCCACAAAGACCCAATGGGCGGGATGGTCGTCAATATACTCCGTAATCTCTTCAGCCGTTACTTCTAATACAGTATGTCCAGTTTCATTTAATATTCTCAATCTCATTTTATTCACTCTCCGTTGTTACTTTTCCCACATCGTCGGGGTCTATAAGAACTTCCCCTTGCTCCATAAGCCGACCTGTGAGAATATTTATTGTTTTTTCATAATGGCGCACTAACGCCTTTAAATTGTTTATTTCTATATGTTGCATAAACATTGCTTCCTTTATTTCATCATATCTAGATGTTGATAGTTCTATACTTGTTATATCAGTCATTACTATTCACCTCTCCTTTCTTTCATAATACCATCAATTAGCCTACTTGCTTCTGTTTTAGTATTAGGCGCAGCACCATCATACCCTAAACGGCCTAAAAAGTTTAATTGCTTTTCAGTTGGTGGGTCATTATTAGGTGTAAGAATACGTTGTAATACTTGCATCTGTTTATCACTAAGATTTTTTCCATCTATTATTCTAGTTCTAACATCTCTAAGAAACTTTCTTTCCCAATCATTAGAACCAACGTCTTCAGAAAATGGCTCAATTCCATAGAACTCACACGCTTCTGCGAAAGAATCATCATTTCTTGCTTCACGCATAGAATCTGCCAAACGAATCGCCTGATTTCTTCTAGTTTGTTCTCTTCCGTTTTGAATTTCTTCTTTTCTCTTTTCTAAGAAGTCATCTTCTTTCTGCATTCTATCTCTAAAATCCTGCACTTGAGAATAAAAGATAATTAAATCCTGATAAAGACGGTCATTAGGATAACCTGTTGTATTAATTTGAGCCTTTGGATTATCTGGATGATTCCATCTCCAAACAATTGAAGCCATTTTGTAATCATAATCTCCAAACTGGCCAGTTCCACGCTTTCTAATTTTTGTCTTAGGACGATTCATTGCTAATTCATAATCATAATAAGTTCCAGTTTCTCTTACATTAAAACGCAAGTCAATTTCTTTAACTGTATCAAACATATCTTCAAACAATTCACCATTTCTGTCCCACCACCATTGAGCCTTTAACGACTTAACGCGAGTATCTAACCATTCTTCAATCATTTCGTCAGTAATCTCATCTTCACTTAGACCAGTTCTTTCAGAAATTTCACGAATAATTAGATATGATTCAATATGGTCTGAACCCACAATCTCATAATTATCATTTTCTGTATTATGAATTTCAAAGTGCCAAACAATTCTATGACCGCATAAACACTTTCCTGTATGATGAAGGCAATGTGCTTCTGCATTAAATTCATTTAGATAATTATTATCACGTTCTGCATAATCTCCTAAAAAGGGAATATACCAGATTCTTCCGGTTGCTACCCATTCATGTTTTGCATCTTCATAATTATCTGCTACGGATAATTCAACCATACGCTTCTTTAACATACGGTCCCATTTTCCATTTCCTAATGCTCTCTTTGGTAATACTATTTCTTCCATTATTCTACACCCCATATTATAGGTAATATTGTTGTAACTTCTCTACCTGTTAAGCCACATTTTTTACACTTAAAATAAGTAGTAAGCACATCTGCTCCAGAATCCAAAGATTCTAATGTTTCATTAATTATTTTATACTTATCATGATTACATAAGTTTTGATTCATTTTTTGAATTAACATATCTTTTTCAAAATTCATTCAATCAACCCCATCCTTTCAGCACAGTTTCTAATTGCTAGAATCCATTCAACATGTTCTTCCATATTTATTTTCTTATTCATTCCAAATCCTCCTTATCCATTTGTTTATATTCCCAACCTTCTTTAAGCATATTATCTACTAGTTGGTCAATCTTATTAAAAAGACCTTCACCCATACCACCGAATACTTTCCGATGAATACCAAGCCATTCTCTATAATAATTATTTATTGTTACTTTTGGTTGATTCTGCCTATCCATTGCTATCACAATCGGAGGCATATCCATATCATCAATCAAAACAAATTCAACCGTTACGCTCATTACATTCCACTCCAAATCATATATGCTACAAATGCAATTATACCTGTAAGGATAGGATAAACTATCTTATTATAGTTTACCTTCTTTTTAACACCACATTCAAAATCACAATTTCTAACTGTTATGATACCATCATCAGTAGAAATCTTTTGATTTCTTGTTGATGAACCTATTGGAATAATCATTCCACAGGTATAGCATTCAAATTCTTTTCTTGTTTTCTTTACATTCCATTCGCTTATTACTTTCATTTTTTTCACTTCCTTCATTCTAAATCACCCAAACTATCTTTCCAATTTGGATTGTCTAATCTTATATTAATTTCATTCTGTATCAACTCAGGTGGTTTTCCTCTGTTCAAACGACTAAAATTGTTTATGTGTTTATCCATAGTAGATAAATTATTAAACATAATTCCGTCCAGCAAACCATGAGTTAATTCAACTTCGCTACAATCAAGAGATGTTTTATAATTTAATTCTCCATCTCTTCTATCTATTTCAAAGTTACCAACCACTAATCTATAATTCTCATCTATGATATAATTAATAACATTTTGAATATATTTAGGTTTAATATCTTCATTAAAATTAGAATAAAACATTACCTGTTCTTCTTCTTCTCTCGTTTGGAAAATACAATTCCAATGAATATTATTCACACCTTCAAATGCAAATGCAATTGTGGATTCCTCCTTTAATACAGCAAATTGCATGTCTCTTTCATTTAAGTATTCTTCTACTATTTTCAATAACTTCATATTAATCTCTCCTTGGTGGCCAACTAATTCTTTTTACATTAGTTGTTTTCTTTCTTTTAAAATATTTCTTTTCAAACCAATTAGGTCTGTGTTCTGGTATTTTCCAATTGGCAATATGGTTTTTACCATAACAATAATAATTGTGATAAGAACGAATAGCAAAAGAAAAATCATCTTCTCCTTCATTTTGTTTTACACGATAAGCATCATCCATAGCAATAGCAAATGGAGTTAAACCAATAGTAGGCCAATGAGCATAAAGTGTTTGTTGATGAAGTTCATCCCAATACTGATTAAAAGTATTTTCAACTGCATGAACTTTACCATATCTAGCAGTATATTCTTTGCATAATGCTAGACAATGTTCTAATAACCATTCATGATTTTCATAACTTTGTCTTGCCCAAATAGTGCAGGGATGATTTAACATTACTGGTTTATATGGACTTTGAATATTAAAATAATCTAAATTAGTGGATAACATTTGCATACTTTCAGTAGGCATTTTAACTACATGTTTATCTACCATATGCTTTGCACTAATTTCTGGACTCATATCTAAAACAAATATATTCATTTAATCACCTTATAATTACACCAACAAACAAAACCCATACTTATACACTTTGGACAACCATTACAATTACCCGTTAAATAATTAGGTTTTATCGCCCCACAGTTTCTACACTTTTGGATAGGGGCCACTCTATATAAGTCATTCATTAAGAGTCGCCTCTTTGTCTAAATACTCTTTTTCTATTTGCTCAAGAACACATTCACAAATAATAACATCTTGTTCTTTTTCACCAAACGGAGAAATAATTATTATTGGAACCATTCCTGTATCATTACACTTTTTGCATTCTATCATATATATCACAACACTTATCACATAAATCAATAGCAATGATTTCACAAACAACAAAATGGAAATATTTCGTTGTTGCTCTATTATTACATTCTTTACATTTCATTTAATCACCTCTAATTACTGGGAACGAATTTGACCACATACCGCCCTTATTGCCTTCCTGAACTCCTTGAAAGAATTCTCGATGAAAAATACCTTTTTCGTTTTTATTTGGCACAAAACCCAGTAATAGAATAAAAGTGCAGGTAGTAGGATTTGAACCTACGAAGCATTAAGCACCGGAACTTAACTCCGGCTCCTTTGACCAACTCGGATATACCTGCTTTATGTTTAATAATCTCGGAACTAGTTCATAGCGAAACCACTACTATCAACATGGATGAACGTTTTCTAGTTTTTATTTGTTGCTAAACCGAGATATGAATTAAAAAGCGGAACGATTTCGGTGCAAGAAGCACACCCCTATTATTTGCTACAACCCTTTATCGTTTTTAATTAATACAAAACCGCAAACAAGGAAAATTAAACTACACACAATGCGTTCTTGGCCCCCGTTTAATTTATTATTGTGTAAAACCTTGGAAAACTCGGAAAGATTTCGGTTGTTTACTAGTTTTAACAAACCAGTGTATAACCCCTATTGCCATCACGGCGACGTAACATATGGTCTTTATCTTTTTTATTTGGCAAAAACCGAGTTAAAATATGGTGGGTCTAAAGGGATTTGAACCCTTGACCGACGGGTTAAAAGCCCGTTGCTCTACCTGACTAAGCCATAGACCCATATTGTTCAATTAAGCATTCTTTTTATTATTAATGAAGGTCTTGATTTCTTCATTACTTTGTAGAACAATTTTAATTGCACTCCAAGCATTATCCATTTCTTGAATACTATTTTCTGCTTTAAGCATCAAAGTCATATCCTTTATTGCTGGAACTACTGGAGAATTTTCATGTTTATATGCAAACTCATTTAATACAGTTACATACCTTCTATACCTTTCAATCTTTTTCATTTCTCTTGTTGTCCAATTCTTGACTGGTTTTTCACCAAAAGAAATTTTATCACTAGGATGTTTTAACCTATGATTTTTAATTGTTTCTAGAAGTGTCTTTTCCTTTTCAGGTGGGGTAAAATTAGTTGTTACTCCGCACCTTTTACAATATAATTTACCTCTTTTGTTAGTAATACTAGATACTGAATATCCAACGCTGCATTTATGGCAATATACTATTTGTGTTTCATTTTGTCTTCGTCTACTTTTCATTGTATCACTTCCTCATATAAAGGCCATACTTCACTAGGAAATATCTTATCACATCTATCACAATGTTGAACATATACTGCCCATGCTTCGTTCGTTAGAGATTTAGTTTGACTTAATGCTTCAAGCATTTCCTGTCTAAATTTAATTATTTCTTTCATCATTTCATTTGTTTTATCCATATTTATTCCTCCATTGTTATTCTTAATAGAATAAGATATCCAATCAAATCGTCAATTACATCAACATCTGATTCAATACTTTCATCGCCCTGAAGAAGACGATTAATTTTATCATCAATTCGCACTTTCAATTGTTCTGTTTTATCAGCCTTAGAGAATACACGAATAGGACTCATTACTGAATCCCCATATTGTTTATTCTTAGCAAGTAACATAGTTTTGATTCTATCACACATAACTGAAATAGATTTCTGTGTATCATTAAAACTCATTACTTTCGCCTCCTTTGTAGCATCTAGAACAATCTTATCATTCTCTTGTTTCGCGCCCTTATTAACTTTGGGTGCATTTCTTTTTGTTGATGCAGATTTTAATTCTTTACGTTTTATGCCATTATATCTAGCAGCAACACTATGTTTAGTTCTTATTGTTTTATCACCATGAAAGGTAGTATTAAGTTTCGCTGCTATATCAGCCCAATTCATGTGGTGTAAACCATGTAAAGAAACTAAAGATTTTAATTCGTGTTCAGACCATTTATTAATTACTCTTTTACTTTTTGCCTTATTAGATTCAATACCTTTTTTATTTTTCTTTTGTTCAAAAAGATGAGCCTCATATTTTGCTTTATGACAGGCAAAATAGTGTTCTTGAATATATTGTTCTCTTTCTGTTTCATCTGTTGCTAATAAAGCAATTAAATCAGGAATATATTTCAAATAATATGATTCTGCTGTTTTCTGAGAAACGCCCCATCTACTCATAGTTTGCTTAATTACTTCGGCCTTACTATCAATAATAAATCGCCACAATTTAATCTTACTAGATTTAAATCCTATTAACCAACCATTATATTTTTCTTTTGTTACTATCGTCATATTTTTATTCTCCTTGTTTGTTTTTTATCTATTATGTCGTTTATCATCACATCATGGATGAGAATAAACATAAAGGATTCGTATTGTGTATGTTGTGTAGCGTAACCTATTCAAAATGTATTTCATTTCTCATTTCTCATTTATCATAGGGGGTCACTCTCTCAAGAGAAGAAGAAGAAGAAGAAGATAGAAGATGATGATAAATGTGATAAATGATAATTGAAATATATTATTAATAACTTATGTAACACAACCTCTTCATTTTGCATAGGTTTTCATTTATCACTCATGAGAAATGATGAGAAATGAAGGTGAGCCAAATTAGATAATAGACGCATACGTTAATATCAATATTAGTATTAATATAAGAGTATTCAGTAGTGAGTATGTAATATTATACTAATGTTAATTGGAATTGACCTTAAGAAAGACCAATTGTGAATAGGGTAATATGTAAGACCATTATGTAGAGGGTTTATACATAGTAATTAGGAAATAAGCGTGTTTGAAAGGCATAATAACTAATTAGGCTTAACATATCTACGTGCTGCGTGAGGTATTTATATGAAAAGTATCGCCGTAAGGCGGCGAAATATAGTAATCCCTAATTTATTTTTTTAGGACCATATGGTTGTTTTATACTTTGAAAATAAAAAAAACCCTAACCTGAGAATCAGGCAATTAAGCCCAATTCCCAGATTAGGGGGTTTGTCCAGCGAGAACGAAAAGGAAGAATCATTCCTCTTCGTAAACCTCCATTTCAGTGATAGTAGAAACTAAGGTGTCTAATGAACCATCCCAATCACCGGAGGAATAAAGGCTTGCACCAGCCTTTCGCGCCTTTCCAGCGATATAAGCACCAAACTCTGCACCATCCGTATAATTCGGAGAAGCACCGTTAGAAACGGCTTTTCCGTGTCGGTGGACAATAGCCCTAAAGTTAGGGTTTGAGTCAAAAGCACCTGCAACTGCATCACGTAGTTCAACCGATAGTTGGTCAAGAACTACTGCTACTGTGGTAGGTAGGTTTCCTCGGCTTCCACGCCTATTAATTGGAGAACCATCAAAGTCCTTCAATAATGCTTGTAATGCCTTCTTTGCTCCAATTCGGGAATCTGCATTAGAATCGCCCATTGCTGCCAATCCTGCATAAACTCCCTGAACTGCTGAAGTGTCCTGTGTTGATACACTAAAGAACTCTTCAAGTTCTACTTTCATACTATTCCATTCTGCGTCATTCATTTTAATCACCTGTTTTACTAAGTTATGTTCTTCCTGTCCTCGCTGGACAATACCTCCACTTTACAGGGGTATATAATAGGCTCCTTTTAACAAAGTTAGGAGCATATGGTAGTTCAATGGCTATGATAATCGTGAGAAATGAGAAATAGGAAATTGGTGTAAAAAATAAACCATTATGGTTAGTTATTACGAATAGGTTAAGATACATAAAGTAGTCAAAAGTGACTACTTAAGCGTCTAGAATTCTAGACAATCAGACCATCAGTTCAGCCTGTCTTATTAGATTTAAAATAATAAATTATTATTTTTATTAATACTACCATATGGTTTTACTTTGAGAAACCCTATTCATATACATCAAACAGTAATAAGAGCATGAACGACCTATTACTGAACGCCTTCCTCTCTATTGTAGAATTGGAGGTTTCTAGATGTATGATTGGTTTGAATCTATTTACTTTTGTTCTAAGTGTTACGACGTTATTGATGTTAAATGCAAGAGGTGTTACGAATGAAAACATATAAATTGGAAATAATAATGGACGCTATTGATGAAGACGATTTTATTAGCGGATTGTTAGAAATGAAACATAGGGAGTTTAAACCACATATTACGGAGGTAGATTTGTAATGCCCTATGAATGTCCAAGAGGTTGTGGCCGAACTTTGCATTATTGCGAAGATGAAGGCCCAGAATGTTATCATTGTGGTTATCCTTACAATGATGACGAATAATATTCAATTAATTGCTTTAAATGAACAGGATTAGTTAGTCACGGATTATCGTTTTTCGCCGTGTAACGCTTGTCGCCCATATGCGTATCAAAGGGTCATATTAAAAACGTAAAGTGATTACTGAACGGTGTTAAATCATAAACGATGTTCTGATTATGATAATGATTGTCTCACTAAGGGTCCGTTAAACCCTTTAACTTCATATTCCCCCTGTGCAGGATGCAAGGAATTGACGGAGTATTGCACAAAACATAACTCGCCAGAATGGGCTAGAATCGGCCGATAACTAGTTATACCCATTAACGACTTACTGATTTTGTGTTTACGCTCCTGATATTTCTTGTTTTTTCTGTATTTCAGGCTTTGTGCAAAGTCAAACCATATGGTCATAAACTTTGTAAAAAATGACCCTAAAGGGTCAATATGTTCAAATCACCTTTATCCTTTGACCGTTCCAGTATTCACCGTTCAAATACCAATTATAATTACGTTGAACGATATTTACACCTGTAAAACCGTTCAAGCGTTCTTTTGTTGTGTTTGTTGTCCAGCCACATGATGAGATATAAAAACCGCTCGGGGTCTTTTCCGCTATAACATTACCATGAAGGCGCATTTGTGTTATACTATAATTATCTCTTTCAATGATTCTTATTTCGGTATTATCCCGCTTGAACTTATAGTTGTTGCAGAATGCTCTAATTGCTTCGCGTGTTATGGCTCTCATGGCCTTTATTCATTTATTTCTATATAATGTGGTTAAACAAAGTCACACCATATGGTTTGCTACTTTGTCTAATGTAATGGTAAACCCCCATAAGGGGGCCACCGAGAAAGGACTTACAATGCTAGAATTACTCCTCTTCCTCCATATTGGCTGTAATAACTTGCAAATCTGGCAAATTACCGTTCATTGATTCTCCATCCCACAATACACGGGCTGTTTCATCATTCTTAACATGCGCTCTATATGCGTCTATTAACATTCGTTCTGCGCGACTACCGTGATATTCACCATATTCTTCTGCTGTTCCGAAAAAGACCTCAGAAGTGGCTGTAACACGACTACGACTTTCAAGCGCACAATATTCATTATTGTTATACTCTTCCATCTTTTTCGCAGTAACATTAGCAACAATACCGCTAATTCGTATTTCAACTGCGTCAGGTAGCGATTCTCTCGGTTTACCCTTCTTAATTGGGGAATTGTCGACAGTGCTGAACATTGCCGTAATAGCACCCCATAATCGCTTACGCGAATCTGCATTCTCTTGTGCTTGTGAAAGAATACCTGTAATAACAGGCACAATCGGATTATCTCCGTTTTGTTCAATCCAAGCGTCTACCTTACTACGGGTAGCGTCCCATTTTTCATCATCCATGTAATAACTTGTTTTACTCATTTTATCACCTTCTTTGTTTGTTCTCCTGCATCAGCCTTTCTCGATGACGCAACCTAACATATGTTTAATGTATAAATTAGGCTTCTTTCAAAGTAGAACCATATGGTTTGAAATAAGATATTAGGAAATGTATTGAGTCATATCTTATGAATACCTGATAAATGAGGTTTAATTACATACCAACCATATGCTACCCTTAACTTTGAGACAAAGGGGGGCCTATTGGCCCTTTTGGTCTTTTAGTGCAACAAAGCACCTATAACAGACGGTGCGACCGCAGTTTTTCGATATTACCACATTACACATATCACATCTTGACTTCATCATTAATCACCTTTTGTCTCATTGTATCTGTAACTCTCTTTAATATAACTATTTATGATGGGATTCCTCAAAGTTACAATCATATGGTCATAACTTTGTGAATATGACCCAAATTGGGACATTTAGGACTTACGTTCTAAGAACTGCCTAAGCATCCCAATTAATCAATACGTATCTCTACGATTGTATAAGGTGGTTTTGCTACTGAATCTACTGCTTCTTCAAAAGCCTTTTTGTTTCGACCCCTGATTGCTCCATTCATTTTATTTACGTCTCTCATAACCCAATAGATAGCAGTTCTGTTTCTGGTATCTATTACGTTATTTGCCTCCCATTTTGAGTTGTAAAACTCGTTGGTTGGCTTATTATTCCTATATATCTGGTATGCTGTTCTAATGGTTATCACCGTCTTAATTATATTAAATGGTCTATTATCGTCTTGCTCAAAGTGCAACCATATGGCACTAACTTTGTGAAAAAGGCCCCGAAGGGCGCAATTTGGTCTAATAATGCCTAGACCACAAACTATCAACATACTCCGATTGATGATAACTACCACCATAATAGTCATGATAACCCATTTCAGCCGCTTGAGTCCTAGCATCTCTAGCATTATCATTTCTAATCTTGCGTATTTTATCCTCAATGTTATCCCAACTAAACACATCAGTATCTTTAACCCATTGGTCAAAATAAGCCTTCAATGCTTTAATAGCATCTTTATCGGAAGTGTAACACGGTTCATCTCTATCTAGTTTATATTTTACAATTAAATGTTCTGGGATTTTTTCCCCAAAACAACATGTAACGTCATCATCACTAAAATAATAATCTTCACCGAATTCCTCTTTTACATAACCGTTTTCTTCTTTCACTCGTTCTTCTATATAATTATATATTTCCATATACATATTTTACCTCATTTATGGTATCATTTACCCCATATATGGGGTGTAATCACAAAGTTCACACCATATGCTTTGCTCTAAAATTTTTTTAATGTTAAAATAAATAATAATAAATTTTAATGATAATAAACGATTCTTTTTTAATGACTGATGATATGCATTAGTGGTCTAATATCTATGTGCGCTCCAATATAGTTAATAGCATACTAGCCTTAGCATTCTGCATGGGTAATTGGTTTGATTCTATATTGAAATATAGACAAACCAGTATTAATGAGTTTGGATGCGAGAATATACGTGATAAGTATCTCAATGAAATAAGGAGTGCAAAGTATTATCGTGATTTTGATAAGTATAAGCGAACTATTATGTCTATGGATTGTATTGAATTAAAGAATCATTTAGATGGAATGCGCCAAATGAAAACATATGTAAAAGATGACTATAAACATCATTTAAAATTAAAGTTGATTAAAGAAATATCTAGTCAATACTACAACATGTTATAGTTAAAGAAACAATATATACAATACTAAATTAATATTTATTATTCAAATGGTGCGAATAACGAACTTGTTTATCTCTAATTAAATGTTTAATTTTGAAAACTTTTAGTAAATACAATATAAAAATAACGAGGGGTCAATATTAATTAATAAATTATATTATATCTAATCAAAACTTCACTAAAATACTTTATACAAGAGTTTAATAGGATTGCAGCCACTAATTAAGCCAGTAACATTAATAATAATAAATATTAAAGATAACAATAATACTTTGCCAATAAGAATACAATACATTCGATACTAACCGAATATAATATAATTAAATCATTTAATAATTAAATAATATATTTTTATACTGGAAATAGAAAAAAAAGAATTAAAAAGTTAACGCTAGTGCCACTAAAATTCCGCCACAATTTTTGAAAAAGTAAAATTAAAATGAGGTATTGTTATGAAATGGGAAGAAGAACTCAAGAAAACATATTATTCTGAAAATGCGAATGTATTTATTCAGGGTTTGAAGGGTGCAGTAATGATAGCAATGAATAATTTTAAAGAATTTGAAACATTTACTCCTGAGTCAAAAAGTGATAAAGAAACTCAAGACAAATTAAGAGATATTGGTTTAAGTATTTCTGAATTAGGTGATGCTGTAATAGCGTTTGAAAAATTATTGAAACTACAAGAAGATATGCAGTAAAAAATTCCGCCAAAAATTTTTGTGAAAAGGTGTTTAGTATGAATTGGTTTGGTATTATTAAACAACCGGAGTTAAAACCTGCTAGTAAAATTACAACTAATTTAGGTAGTAAAACTGAAGAAGAAGACGATGATTGTAGAAGAAAGTATCAAGAATATATAAATAAAATAGAATCCATGTCTGGCCCACATATGCAAGTTAAAGTTGATAATTATCGGTTAGAAGATTTTACAGAAGAAGAACTATGTGCGATATTAAAAGATATATCTATGATAGATAAAAATAAAATGGTTTATACTCAACAAGGTTATAGTGCAAATGTATTTAATAAGGCTCATATTATCGAAAGAATGGATTATTATCCAAATGGTTATGTTGAGTTAAGACACAGATTAGTTACTGATAAATTTTATAATAATTTTCGTGATTTAATGTATAGAAATTCAGTAGATTTTATGTGGTTATATACTGGTAGTAAAAGGTTAGGTGGAGATTTTCCTCCTGAAACTAGTGTTATTATAAGTGTAGATGTTGCTAAATTATCTCCGGGTATTAATTGGTTTAACGAAGATGTAAATAAGGCAATAAGTATGGTTGAGTTTAGGTGAATAAAATGTGGTTTGATATATTAAAAAATAAGAAAGATGCTTGTTACCATAAGGTGCGTTCTAGATATAAAAAGTGGCCTTCTGCTTATGCTAGTGGTGCATTAGTTAGATGTAGAAAAGTTGGCGCAGCAAATTGGGGAAATAAATCTAAAAAGAAGTGATTATTATGAATTGGTTTACTCTTTTGAAACAGCCCAAACTAAGGGTTGGTAATAAAGTTACAACTAATTTAGGTAGTGAATCTGAAAATGAGGACAATGATTGTGAAAGGAAAGTTAAAGAGTATGCAGATAAAGTTGGTAATTATTCACAAACAGGTTCAGATTTACTGGGATATTCTTTTTTAGATTGGATGTCTTCAGATTTACCAGAAGAAGTGTATTGTAAAATATTGAATCAATTAAATAGAATACAACCTAATGATGAAATAAGCGAATATGTTGAGAAGAATGGTATTCAGTATGACGTTGAAACATTATGGTATTATTACCCCATGAAAGACGAGGCAAGTTTTCAAGTAAATGTTCATTCTAATGATTATTCTAGATTTGCTTTTTATATTATATTAGATTTTAATAATAAAACAGCAGGACTTTCTAGAGAAGAAGCATTAAAGAAGGTGGATTTCAGATGAATTGGTTTGATACGCTAAAAGCCGGAGATAATTTCAAAAGGGAAAAAGAGTCCGGTTTACATGGTTGGTTTTCTAGAAGGGGTGGAAAAGAAAAAGGTGGTAAAACACAAGGAGGATGGATTGATTGTTCTTCTTGTGGTAGTAAAGACGGACCAAGACCTTGTGGTAGAAAAGATGCATCAAAAGGTCGTAAAAGGAGATGTAGGCCAACTTGTTCTGCTTGTAAAACATATAAAAGAAGGAAGGGTTCAAGATGAATTGGATTAATATTCTCAAAAAAGAACCTAAAAAGGGTAGCGGTAAAAAACCAAAAGGTTCTTCAAGAAGATTATATACAGATGAAAACCCTAAAGATACCGTTTCTGTAAAATTTAAAACTCCTAGTGATGTAAGAGAAACATTTTCAAGTGCATCATTTAAATCTAAATCACATAAAAGACAATCTCAAATAATTAACTTAGTTGAGCAAAGAGCAAGAGTGGCGGCTAAAAGAGCAAAAGACCCTGAAACTAAAAAGAGGTTAAATGCAGCACATAAAGTAGCATTAGCCAGAAAAGAAAGTAGTAAAAGAAAAACACAGAGGATGAAAAAATGAGTTGGAAAGACGTATTAAAAATGCATTGCGGCACAGAAAGAATGGAAACAGATGAAGACGACGAAGAGTTTGAAAAAACTCTTGTTGGTAATCATAATGAAAGAATGAATAAAAGGGAACTTAAAGATGGTAATATAACTATTAGCCATGATGAGTGTAAAGATATGGAAAGAAAAATATTGGCTGAAGTGAAGAAAGAAGGTGGTGCTTTGGGTATGAAAAATCTTAAAGGAATTGCTTCTCCTAAAAAATTAAAAATGGTTCTTGATGATATGAAAAAGAGAGGAACTATTCACGAACACACTAATGGTGATTTTTACACCCATAAACCAAAGAGATGATTCATATGACTTGGGAAGACATTTTAAAGAAAAAGCCAGATTTGATGCTTCCTAGAGGAAAAGAAATGGTTTTACAGGCAGAAGACAAAGATTATGAAAGAGGTCTTCTTGTTAAATTATTAAAAAATGGCGGATATGAAATGGCATATTGGGCAGGTAAACATGAGCCTTATCCAGTAGAAGTTTTGGTTGATGGTAAATCAATTAAAAAAGATGCTAAACTTGTTACCATGAAGTTTCATCCAGAAATGGAAAAAAAGAGAGATGAGAAATAATGACTTGGTTTGATACTTTAAAATCCAGTAAATGCACTGGGCCGACCAAAAAAGCATCTTCAACTGCTAAAGGCAAAAAGTGGATGAAATGTGTTCCTGATGGTAAAGGTGGATATAAGCGAGTTCACTGGGGTCAAAGGGGAGTAACTGTTTCTGGTAAAAGAGATGGTAAAAGAAGAAAATCTTTCAGAGCAAGACATAATTGTAAATCATGTAAAAGAAGTGATTATTCTGCTAGATGTATGGCTTGTAGGGATTGGTAAATATGAACTGGTTTACTTTACTTAAACAGCCTGAGTTAAGGACTGGAAGTAAAGTAACTACTAATCTAGGTATTGATAGTAAAGAAGAAGAGGATGATTGTGAAAGAAAACTAAGGGAATATGCAAATAAACTTGGTAATAGATCTTTTGTGGATGAAGGTATTCCTGAAGAAGTTCATTGTAAAACATTAAAAATAATAAATAAAGCATTAAATTCAAAAGAGTTTAAATCGGTTAATGAATTTGCTGGTTCAGTTAAGGAGAAAAATGGGATTATTTGGTTCATTGCGTGTGAACTATATATTGCAAGAAAACGTTCAAACGAAGATAAATTTAATGTTTACTTTTTTCTACAAGTTTATACAGAACATAGTCCTATTCCACATCCAAAATACTCTGAAATATTTTTATATAATGAAACGGAATATGGAGAAACATTAGATAAGGATAATATAGATTATGCTAAAGTTAAGGAAGTTGATTTTAGATGAGTTGGTTTACTATTATCAAGAACCCTAAATTAAGGGCAGGTAGTAAAGTAACTACTAACTTAAGTTCAACCTCTGGTAATCAACCCGATGAACCTTGTAAGAAAAAACTATTAGAATATCGGGAAAAATTAAAAAAAATAAAAGGATTATTAACTAATTTAGGCATAGAGAATCCTTTTGAAGAAAGAGAAGGAGAAAGAGAATCTAAATTTGGTGGAACTATTAAAGAAGAAGTTGATTATTACATTCATGGCACAGAGGGTGAAGAAGAATCTTTTTCTGCATTACCAGAAGATGTAGCATGTAAAGCACTAAAAATGCTTTCTGGAATTAGTGGGGATTCTACTACTATTAATAAGCAAATAGGAGATAATTATTGGTGTGAAGTAACTAGAACAATTACATCTAAAGATAGAGTGTATGGTTTAGATGATATGAAATATTTGGTTTTTACAATTGCATTAACCATAATGGTTGATAATGGGGATGGGCCAGTAGTGTTTTCTCCTGCTCATAGAATCTTATTACCATTTGATGAAGTAAGGGGCAATATTAAGGATTACAATTTGTTATTAGATAAAATGGATTGGAGGTGATTTTATTAATTGGTTTGATTTAATTAAGAATCCTGAATTAAGAACAGGAAGTAAAATCACAACTAGATTAGGTAGTGATGAAAATGTTGAAGATGATACTTGTAATAGAAAATTAAAACAACTTGCTGATAAAATGAAAAATTATACTCCTTTGTTAAAAGAAAGATGGGATAAGGGTTGGCCCGCGTTTCATAAATATTTTATAGGAATAGGAACTAATCAGGTAAATCAAAAAGGTTATAAAATAGATTTAAAAGAAAAATACGGTGGGGGTAGATGGAATACAAATATCGAAGAGAGTGTTTATTTCAAATATACCCCTGTTCCAGAAGAAGTAGCATGTATGGCATTAAAGATGCTTTCTAAAGAAAAAGATGATTTTAAAGAAATTGGTGATTATAGTATTACAAGAATTTATGTAGTTAATTATCAAGGAAATCATAATGAAATACGAGTTTCGATTGGAGGCAAACTTGTTATTTTAATTGGTTGGGGAAATGGTGAAAATGTTCAAAATGTTTATGATGAAGATGAAGAAGGAAGATTGAGGTCAATAGATGTAATTCACGGTAAGCATAATATTTTTAAAATATCAGGTTATTATGAGGCAAGAAATTTTGGTTTTAGTTGGCATAAGGGGTGATTTGAATGGACTGGTTTGATTTATTAAAACAACCCAAACTTAGGGTTGGTTCTAAAGTAACTACCAACATTGGTTCAGATAAAGAGAGTGAAGAAAAAACACCGTGTAAAGAACAACTATTAAATTATATTCGTAAAGTTAAAAATAAGGCTGAATCAGGATTCAAACATACTCGCGTTATGGATAAAAATTTTGATTTAATTCCAGAAGAAATTGCTTGTGAGGCATTAAAAGAATTAAGTAATTTAAGTTTTGATGGTGTAACACCCATGTCTTTTCCTACAAGGGGTAAAGAAAATGACGCTGAATATATAGGCCAATTGTATCTAATTGATGAATTTGTAGAAAATAGAAAAGACCCAATTAATCCTTCATCTTTGTCTACCTTTGCTATCATTGCTAGAATTTATGTAGGTAATAGAACACTTTTGAAGGGGTTGGCTATATTTGCTGGAATTGAATTAGAAATAAGTAAAATGGATGATGGAGATGGTTCTGAAGATATTGACGTTAGGCTTAATGTTGATTATAATAGCGAAATTGGTGAGTATGAACTAACTTTAGATGAGCGTAAAAATAATTTAAAAGAATTAGCAAAAGGAATGTTTGCAGATGAGGTAGATTTTAGATGAATTGGCAAACTATTCTAAAACAGCCTAAACTTAGGACTGGTTCTAAGATTACAACCAATTTAGGAACTGATTCAAAACTAGAAGATAATGATTGTTTAAAGAAGGTATTAGAGTATTTAGATAAAATGAGAATGGTGCAAATAAGCGGGCAATACCGAAAACTAATAAGTAATAGTGAGAGAGGATGGATACATCATGATTCATCAAATATGAAATATTTTGATAGAATGTTCCCCTTTGAGTGTGAAGAATATGGTAGTTTTTTATGTAATGAAAAAGTTGCTTGTGTAGTTTTAAAATTACTTGAGAGATTAAAATCTCAAGGTAGTGGAATGTTTGAAGAAGAAGTTGTTGTGGAGGAAGGGGACAGGGTTGATGTATTTCTGGTAGAAATTGCTTTAAAATCCACTAAAAAACTCAAAACAACAAATTGGGACGATTGGTTTGATGACACTCAAGATGCTGTTTTTGCTATTTTCATTGAAGGTATAACCGTAACTGATGTAGAATATTATCAAGTAACTTATGAATCACACCCTAAAAATCCAGATAGAAATCCAATTGGATATAAGGATTATACAGAAGAAGATTATAAACGTATGATTGAAGTTTTACACAAAGGAGTTTTTGGGTGATAATATGGATTGGTTTAAGTTATTAAAAGAACCCAAACTTAGAACAGATTCTAAGATTACTACTACATTAGGTAGTGATAGTAAAGAAGATGAAGAAAGTCGGTGTTTTGAGAAATTAAAAGAGTATCAAGAAAAAATAATGAGTAAAACTAGAATTTTAGATAAAAATACACAAATGGAAGTCAGATTCTTATTAAACGATATGCCAGAAGAAGTGGCTTGTGCTGTTTTGAAATCGCTTAATGAAATGAAATTTCCTCAATGGGGTTTTGATTATTATTATAAAATGATGGTAGATGGGGAAATGTATTATGTAGAACCAATTTGGGCTAATCCTTTACAGAACGTAGTTAAAATGTCTTTACAGGTCAATACCTTCGATAAAACATTTATTAAATTTGAAATTAAAATAACCGCTAATCATATATTAAGTCCTGATGAAATTAAAAAATATTCTGAAGTGGTTAATTGGAGGGATAACTAATGAATAATTCTACTGTTGTTACTAGCCCAACATACAGTTTAATTGATATATGTTTTGGGTTTTGTTTTACTATACTTTCTTTTTTTCTTTTCCTATCTACTTTGTATTATGTAGGTTTAAAATTACTAGGTGAAATATAATGAGTTGGTTGAATATAATTAAGGCAAAAGAGTATTTGATTTCCTTTTCTCGTAAAGAGGGAAGAGAACCTAAATATCTTTCTACCCCACCTCATCAATATGTTAAATGGGCATTGTATAAAAAAGAAAATGGTAACTGGGTTAGGTATTATGAGCCTAAACAATTCAAAGATAGTTTATATGGGACATTTGGTTGGCATTCTACTTTAGGAAATGAAATTAAATTTTATGATGTTGATGAGAAAAAATATGTTACTGCACAAAGTTTAGGATTGAGATTATAAATTGGTAAAATATAATGAACTGGTCTAACTTTTACACGGCTATTGGAACAACTATTAAAGGGCATGGGCGCGTCACAAAAAATAGGTGTTTTAATGTATATTAAAAAGGATGAAAAATCTCGTTTTGATACCATTGTTAGCGGTATGAGATATAGGGAGATTTGGAATAAATTAAGCAATAAGAAGGGTTTAACTTCTTCTGGGCTTAATACTATGTTTGAGGCAAGAGAAGAGGCTGAAAAATTACCTAAAGATAAAATAACTCAAGATGATATTGATACATTTATTTCTTTGCTTTTAAGTAGTGTTTTTGATGCTTCGGCTAAAGAGGCCGAAGAAGTAGAGAAAGATGAAAGTATTGATTTAACTGAACTTTTTGAAATATATGATGACGATGATATGCTAATACCAGATGAAATAAAAAATAGTCCTGTTATCAATAAAATAATTAATAGTATTATACGTTCATCTAAAGAAGAAATTATGCGTAGTTTAGACCTTCAAATATGGGACCATTTAGAAGTAACTAAAATTTTAACTGCATTATCTGGTGGTGCTTTATCAGATTATATTATTCATGCTATGTTACAATACAGTAAGTTTCTTGCTAGAGAAAAAGATGAATTAGATGAAGATAGTGCTATGTTAATAGAAGGACAACCTGATATGGAAGAACAGGAAAAAGAAAAGGATTTCAGAGAATATATGTCTAGACCTGAAATAATGGCAGATGAAGATAAGGATTTTGATGATGACTTTTCTAGTAAATATGCTAGTGAAGATTTAGATAGTGTTGGTTGGTTTAGTGTTTTAAAAAAGGATAAGTGATTAATATGAAGTGGGAAGAATTAATTAAAGCAGGAACAGTAGATTATTCTGGAACTTGTAGAACTTGTAAAAAATTTGTTAGAGGTGGAGAAGTATGTCCACTAAAATTACCTTCACCTGATAAAGCCCCACAAGGCCCTAATTGTCCTATGAGAGTGTGATATTATGGATTGGATGAAATTAATGAAAAAAGACCCTGTAATTATTAGTGAATCATATTTAAGATATTCTCCACATTTCGATACAATTAAAAAAGCATTATTACTTGCAGAAAAAAGTGTTCCAGAATATGACCAATATAAGGTTAAAGAAGCATTAGATATGTTAGATGAATTAATGGATGCTGTTAAGTAATGTGGTTTAATGTTCTTAGAAAAGTAGCAGGAGTAGTAACTTCAACAAGTCCAAATACTAGTGCATTGTTTAATATAAGATATTCAAAGAAGAAAAAGGAGGAAGAGGAAGATGGTCAGGAAGACAAGAAAAAGACAAGTAATAAGAAGAAATGAAGTAACTCAAACTTTTGATGGTGAGTTGCGTAAATTCTATTCTGATTGGGAAACTCTTTGTAAAGGATTAAGTAGAGAAGATATTGGAATTACTGGAGCAAAGGGTGGAAAAAACCTTTATGATATAGTTCTTAATCACGTTTCTGCGGCAGTTCAAAGACCTAATTCACCTAATACTGGTAATCAAGATGGTGCAAATTATGAAGTTATGGATGAACTAAAAAAGATTATGACTACAAATGAATTAATTACTGTTGGTGACTTAAATAAGGTTAAAGAACTAGTTACAGTTTTAAACAAAATGTCTTCAAATAACTCTGATTTAAATCCTGCTAATATACCTTTTAATGTTAGATTTAGAAGAGGTAGAGGAAGAACTGTCTCCAAAGAAATATATGGTCATTATAGAACTGATGATTATGTAGCAATTAGAAACGCTGACCCTAAAAAGAAAGATGAAACTATTAGAGCAGTAGATGATAGTTGGTGGAGTATGAGTAAAGATGGTTCTGCAAGACCTCCAATGTATCAAGCACTATTTGGTGATGGCGATAAAATAGATGAAAAAGATTCATTAACTGGTGTATTAGATAAATTAACTAAATCGCTTCCTTCTGCTAAGATTCCTTTCTTAGATATTAAAGTAAATTATGACCCTAGTGATTTATCTAAGATACCTGAGTTTAAGAAAACATTGGATGATTTAGTTAAAAGTCCTGCTATTAAAGGTAGAGATGGAAAAGTATCTCCAACTAAATTACAACGCCAATTGCAAAATTCAAAGATACAAATAACTTCTAAAACTTCTTCTGAATTAATTAAAGATGTTGCAGGACTTGTTGGTGATAATGAAGTGTTAGGTCAAGTAGAAGCATTTTCAATTACATTGACTAAAAATATGTTAAAGAGATATGCTGGTCAATTTGACTTTGAATTAAAGAAATCTTGGATGGATATGTTGAGGTGATTAAAATCAGTTGGAAAGATATATTAAAAGATGGAAGAATGTTAGATAAAGACCCTCCTATGGAGTATCAGCCTGATTATGATAATCGCCCAATAGAAAGACAACAACCTCATGAAAGTTTATATGATACTCTTAGACGACATGGTTTTCCTGAGAGTTCCATAAATGAAATTAAAAGAATGAAAGAGTTAGAAGAAGATGAAGAAAAGTTTTATCGAGTTTTAGATGAATTAGATGAACTTGCTGAATCTTTCGGTCATAGAGAGGCATTAAGACAAATAGGAGAACCCGACAATGAAATTTTTTACAATTTAGGTTATCATACTAGAGAAGGTAGGGAACAAATTAAAGAACATGGGATAATCATGTTAACTAATGAAATTGTTGAGGCGTTAGAGGGGTGATTAAATGCACAATAGATTACTTGAAGATTGGCTTGATGATGAGTCAGAAAAGATTACTAATTGGGAAAAGGAAAATAAAAGAAATTTTCTTGATGTATTATTAATATGGAGATGGTTTAGATAGTTACTAGAAAACGCTGTAAATTATGCCAATCGGAAGATAGGGATGATTTAGAGGCAGCGTTAGAATCTGGACAATTAACTCCTGATGATGTAGATATTCAAAATGACTGGCCTAGTGGAACTACTGCGAGACATCAACGTAATCATATGGGAGAATATTTTAATGATAGTAACCCACGTTGTAAATTATGCACCGACCCTAATAGAGCATTATATGAACAAGGTATTGAATCAGGTAAATTAAAACCTATTGATTTAGCAACGGTTCTTAATATTTCAGAAGCACAAGTTAAGCGTCATATGACTAAGCACCTAAAACCATTAGTTCAAAAATCTGCTGCTACTATGATTGCTAAAAAGGATATAGATGAAATTGCAGTTCTTTCTAGAAATATTGAACGTCTTGAAGAAAAAGTAGATGAATTGTTTGCTGAAACAGAATTAGACGCTCCTTACATTGATAGCCTTACTAAACTAGCAAAAGAGATTCGTGAGTCACTTAAGTATCTAATGGAGTTTAAGGGTAAGTTAATTCATAAAAGACAGGATACTATTATTGTGGCACAAATGCAAATTGTTCAAGAGGTATTGGCTCAAAACCATCCTCAAGTTTGGTTAGATGTTAAGAGTAAAATGGAGGAAAGATTACAATGAGTTGGGAAAACACAATAAAAAAATTAGATTATCCTGATAAACTAAAGGAATTAGATAAGGATATTCTAATGTATGTTAGAATATTAGACGGCCACAAAAAACAGATAGAAGAATCATTAGATAAAGACGAACTCGATAAAGTAATAAAATCATTAATTGGTATGCTAAAGAGGTAGGAGAAGATACAATGAGTTGTGTGTTGATATGTTAAGGCAATACTTACACAAAGTTAAAACAAACCCTTACATGATTAGAATAAAAACTAGAATATACAACAAACAAAAAACTTGTAATAAGCCTTGTTGTGAAGATGTAAACCATGATTTTAAAATGTGGACTAAAGGTTGGAATGCAGCATTATTAAATAGTATTAATAAGAAGTGAATAATATGTGGTTTAATATTCTTAAGGATAAGTGGGCTATGCTTACTGAAAAGATTCTTAATGATAAGTTACCAACCAATAGGAAAAAGTATGTTAAGTTTAGTAACTTAGATGATATTAATCAAAGAATGGTTAGATTCTATCTAGAAAAAGGAAAACATAAACCTCAACATAGAAAGGTATATTTAAAACAAATACTAACAGAAATGTCTAAAAGTTCTAATACTCGTTTTGATTTAGAGAAGTTTGATATTCCCGGTGGTTTTAGAAATTTTCAAGCAGAACGTGAAGGTTGGGTAATATGGAAAAAACCCGATAGAGTTACTGGAGAAAAACATGGTTTATTACATAGAGAATTAACTGTTTATTTAGATGCTCACTTTATAGGTAGTTTAAAAAAGAGAGGTGGGAAAGGGAAACATGG